GTACCTAGTACCACTAACCTTAAGGGATGTAGTGCAGTATAAGCCAGATAGAACACATATAGGAGATATAGGATCATGCCACGACAGTTCCCAATGTTGCCCCCCTCTAGTTGCGCCATGGGGTCGTTTACCTGGGACCCAGGGTACAAGTACCCCCTGGTACTATTAAGCCCTACGCCAGTAGGGTGTGGCGGTATATGTTATACGTGCTGCATACAGATGCGATTCAGGGGCTTGAAGGTGTATAAGAATGGCACCTGGGAGTTATGTGATGGGTATGCTGCAGAGGGTGGGTTCTATGATAACTTTCACTTACCCCCACATGGGAGGGTAGACCCTGACGGTAACCCACAGACTATAGAGTTACAGGGAGGGCGCCCCCCACTAGAGTTATGGGTAGATAGTAAGTACCTATACGACATCTACACAGACGTAAGTATTACACCAGAAGGAGCTGGGTTCTACGCCCTAACGGGTGTAGTAGTAACGGGCATAGATATCAAGCATGGGCGTGGTAATGGGTTGATGACCATTGAGTCGTTAGTGGGTAGGTATGCGGGGTTAGTGCATAGGTGTGAGAAGTGGTGCGAGGCAGAGGTACGTGATATTATCTGCCTGAACTAGGGGGGTATATGTTATGGGTGGTAGTGGGTGGGATGAGGGGTACATGCAGAGATACCCTACGCAGCAGTATGGGCATGGGGTACGTAATGATATTAGTAATACAGGGATGCGGCCTATTAGTAGTAGGGGAGGTAGTAGTAAGTTAGTAAGAGGTGTCATTACCAATATAGCAGATGCGGATACGTTCACCGTAAAGATAGACGGTGATAGGAAGATTATAAGGTTAGAGGGTGTAGATGCGCCAGAGTTATCGCACAAGTCCCAGGTATGGGATGCGTTAAACCCATGGAGTAGGTACAGTAATAGTAATGGGTACAACCCTCTATCAGCAGTAGGTAAAGCATTCAATCAACCATTTGGGTGGGAAGGTACAGAACGTGTCAAAGAGTTAGTAGGTGATGGTACTGTATCTGTATCATTTAAGGAGAAGGATAAGTTTGGTAGGTACGTAGGAGACATCATTACGGGGGAGGGTAAGTCTGTAGCTCAGACCCTTATAAAAGAAGGGTATGCACACCCATACCAACCAGGCACTAGGTTCTATAGTAGCGATGTCTTCACGCCTGAACTACGGAAGGAGTGGTTAAAGACGGTAGAGCAAGGTAAGGGATTATACAGTGACCCCTCTTACATAATGCCAGTTGAGTATAAGCATCCAACAATAGGTACTATAGTATCTATGCTCATACCACTACAAGAGAGTACTGCATCTAAAACTAATAGGGCATTAATAGAGCGTCAGGTAGTAGAAGACAGAGCCAAGGCATTAGGTATACCGCAAGGATTTGCATCACTAGCAAGCAAAGATCAGGGGTATTTACTCCCTGCATCTATGGGTGGTTCGTACTTCTATGCCCGTGGTCAATACAATGCCCTAATGAGGCAAGCAGGGCTAACTGAGAACATAATAACTAATGATGATGCGTCAGTAGCCACGTCAATGTACCAGGTGGGGTATTTAGCGAAGCATGGGCGTAACGCAAACTCATTACCACAGGACGTGGGCAGTACTGTAGTGGCGGGTGCATTAGTAGGTACATTAATGGGCGGGCTCAGTGGCCGTGTAGGTGGGGCCCTAATAGGCACATTAGCGGGTGGGTTACTAGGTGCAGGTGTAGGGTTAACGACATCCTATGTGACACAGTACGATAAGGAGTTAACTGGTGGGGGCTTAGGTGCGGCCATCAATGAGTGGGGCGCTAGTAATGATTGGGGTAGATTATATAAGGATGAGGTAGGGTTCATACCCTCAATAACGGGATTAATAGGTAGGGTATTAGATAGGACGTACCTATATGCCTCACCTAGTGGTGCACTGTGGGGTGATAAGGATAATGGGCAGGTAATAGGTAAGGGAGGCTTAAGTTACCCAGGGGAGAGTAAGGGGTTCTTCGAGACGTTCTTGAGTAAGGGGACAGAGATAGCGATAGGTGCAGCATCATCTGTGGCTCTGTATTTAGCGATAGGTGAACCTATTAACATCCTCTTAGGGGAGATGATGAAAGGTGAGGTGGAATCCCTAATTAATGTGGGTGCCTCCGCTAATACCTTCAGAGGGGGTATGGTACAGGGTATCTTTGCTAGACAGTTAACTACGGGCATGGGTATAGGGGCAACCAATGTAACGGAGTATAGGGAGGAGTTACTGCGTGAGATAGGTAGTACCACTAGGGCAGACTATGAGGGGTTAGAGAGGGCCCGGTCTATGGTGGATTACTTATCTGTAGAAAGGAAGGCAGTAGTAGGCTCACAGATAATGGTGCAGCATGACCCACGCACTACTAAAGGTAAGGCACTATTAGAATCTGCCATGGCAGACCTTCAGAGAATGGAGGGGGCGTATGGTATGAAAGGGTTCTATTCACTAGATAGGATGGGTGCGAGTGTGTACCACATGTCTACCTTGACGAGAGAGAGGTCTGGTACATTGATGGAGAACACGCTCAAGCCATTTATCTTAGAGCACATAGACCCATACACTGAGGGGTCGGAAGGGGCTAGAGAATTGCGTAAGGGGTTGAGTAATGTAGTCAATGAGATGAAGAGACCAGCCTTCCTTGATGTAGAGCTCAATGATAGTTCTAGTAGAGCACTGGCATTCATTAGGGATGTAGAAGAGAGGAGTCAGGTACTACTACAAGCTAATCCCCGTATTAGTAATGCGTGGCAGCAAGCGAGGGCGGATGTAGTACTGACGGGTAAGTATGCGAAGGTAGATGATGATATAGCCAATGTCACATTCAGGTTAAAGAATGCTGGCAAGGATAGGGCATCACGTGTAGCGTCTGTAATACAGGAGGTATTGGACCTTGTACCATTACCTATAACGCAATTCAGGGCAGTGAGTAAGCACTTCGGTGGTGGTGTGGAGAGTTCTAAAGACATCAAGGTACTGGGTGATATATTCTCCTTCGATGAGGTAACTAATTCAATAGGGCGCGCACTGCAAGGTACAGGTGGGTTAAGTGAGTACTTAGCAGAGTACAAGGCCTTGAGTAATACCCTCGGCCCTGATCTGGGTGTATTGAATGCAATAACAGAAGGCCCAGGTAGGATACTCCAGCACATTAAAGAGAGGCGTGAGGTAGTGAAGTCTTTAGAGGCATCCTCAGTAGCTATATCGAAGATGGAGAGGTCACTGTTTGCTAGCGGTAATATAAGGTGGGGGCATGAGATACCTGCGGATATGCTGCAGAGGGTAGAGGATGAGGTAGTACAGGGTATGAAGGCCATGAACCCTGCATTGGATATAGCGAGTACTAAGGTGCAGGCAGAGATATATAGAGCTACGCAGATGAAGTTAGGGCCATTAGTAGATCCATTAGTAAGAGAGATAACATTAATAGATGATGTGATGTTAGATGTCCTCAAGATACCAGGGGCGAGGGGTGAGGTAGGTTCTAAGGCGATGTCCATTATAGGGGAGACACTGAGGTCACGGCAGCACGCATCATACATGTCTGGCGTGACTAAGAAGAAGTTAGATAGGGTGCGTGCGGGGTGGGGGAAGGATGCCACATCTGGTGTTACTAAAGGTAAGTTAGGTACTGCAGCGATTAGTATCATAGCCCTCAGCCTATTCGCGGAGAAGTTAGTGCGTACGACTGATGGGGTATCTATATTCACCCAATTAACTACGGCCCTATCACTGAGGGCTGAGGGTATACAGGTATCTAGTGAATTTAAAGGGGATGCGTTACTGCCAACAGTAGCCGGTATGCCACTAGATTACCTATTAGCGGCAGGGTTATTCGTGCCAGCACATTACATTGCCTCCGCTAAGCAGGGACAGCGAATACTCACGTACGCCATGAGAAGGGATACGGTAGCGAAGGCATTGAATATTACAGCCAGTGAGTTATCTGGTGCCATTAGTGGTGCAGTACCACACCCGAAGGTAACATCCTTTAATGGGGGGATGGTAGGAATAGAACTATTCCCTAATACACCGCGCGTAGTACTGCACATGAGTGGTGTGGAAGATGACTTCATGCGTATGTCGTTCGCAGCCTTAGAAGGTAATAAGTGGAGGAATACGGCTGCCGCATGGGCACTATCATTAGTAGCGATGACAGTCTTAACAAAGGGCATTGCAGGGGCAATGAATACCTCAAGGAGTATGACATCATCGGGGACATTAGATAGTACAGTCCTTGGGTCATTAGGGGCAGTAGCTGCCGGCAGTATACTAGGACGCACGATGGGAGGTAAGGGTATCGTATTAGGTACGATAGTTGGGGCAGTAGTAGGTGCGGCCATAGGTACCGTGACATCTTCAATGAGAGAAGGTAGAGAGGGTACATTAGACCCTATAGCATTGGGATTAGTGGGTGTAGGTGTGGGTAAGGCAGTAGGTGGTAAGGGTAGGAGGGGATTGGCAGGGGCCCTTATAGGAGGTGGGTTGGGATTAGTAGCGGGTATGTTCACATCATTCCTGAAGGTAGGGAGGGATGATTGGGAGACAGTGAATAAGAAGGAAGGCACTATACTCGCAGACATGACAACGTACGTCAAAAGGGTGAAGGATAGGGCGAGGGCGGGGGATGCTTCACGCCTTGAGTTAATGGGCGCTTACTATGCGATGGGGTGGATGAAGACCTTACGTGGTAAGGAACAGGAACCAGGCTATGTAAGAGGAGGTACACAGGTCATAGCGAAGCAGGCCGTACTCCCTAACCTGCAGATGTTCATGGCGGAGAGTATAAAGGGTGCGACCTATAATGAAGATGGGTCTATGAGGACTATGGGTACATCCTATTACTCTGTAGGTATACAGGGCCCTATTGTAACGGGTATATCTATCCCCATACCATTACCATTCAAGGTCACAAGGGATGCTAGGGGGACTGTAGGTTTGGCCCTGAATGAAGACCCTAATGTTGGGACATTTATGGGTGACTTCTCTACGGTACGTACAGCAATACTGACGACACTCACTGGATTAGGATTGATAACAGGGACTGCTAACCTAGCACAGGCGGGTATACGGTCTCTGGCAACACGTACCCCATTCATGAAGAACATGTTAGATGGGGGGTGGGATAAAGGGATACGTGGGGTAGTGACTGCCTTAACGGATACGGCCCTAATACTACCGAGTAGTGCCTTACGCATCAGTATGTCAATGACTGGTGTAGATTATATGGTTGCTGGTAAGGCATTCATGCCGAAGGTAATGCCTGCGATACAATCCCCATCATCTATAGCGCAGGGGATGTTGCAGACACCTACAACAATAGGTACCCGTTCCGCATTAACTGACCCATCATTCTATGGTAGACATATAGGTCGGGCCCTAATATGGGGTGTATTAGGGGCGGCAGCAGGTAGTGCCCTTGGTGCGGTGATGTCATCTAGTCCTACAGACCCTTACGCATCGCAGGCGGGGTCTACTACCGGTGGTGTAATAGGTGCAGTAGCAGGGAGTGGCTTGTATATGGCAGCGGCCCTAACTAAGGAGAGCCGCTTAGGGGCTGGCATTATATCCCGTATGGGGAGACCACGCATCCCATTACCTAATACATTGAAGAAGGTAATAGGTAGGGGGGCGGGTGTGCTAGCGCTTATGGCCACATTGGGGACGCTATTCACATCATCTACATTCGGTATAGCTATAGGTATGGATAAACCCCCCTCATGGTCTGGGTACCAGGAGAGAGGTAATGCTGCATTCAATGCTGAATCCACACGCAAGTTAGAGGGCGAGTACTTCCCCTCATGGGTACCTATATTAGGGTACAAGGCACCAACGGATGCGACAGGTGCCATCCCCAACTTAGAGGCAGGGGGGTGGACATATCAGAGGGCTATGACAGTGGCGATGTATGCAACTGTAAGTACTGCTGCCATGACGATGTACGGTGGCATGGGGAAGAGTGCCGGGGATACAGTAGATGAGTACATGAGATTAGTACGTAGGAAGAGACCGGCCCCTACAGATAATATAATGGCGCAAGCGAGGGAGAGTATATTGCAGTGGAAGGCATCGCACTTAGAGAAGGATATAGATACAATCTTGAGGAGGGGTCACGATATAGGTGGGGATGCACTAGCCAGTAACTTACAGGAGTACCATAATGCCTCGAAGGTTCTATACGATAATAAGATACATAAGGCGGTACAGATAACCCCCAACATAAGCCAGGAAGTTGAGACGGCCCTCGATACAGTAGTCTCGAAAGGGCGCGGTATAGGTGTATCGTTGAAGTTATTACCTGACCTATTACCTAGGAGAGCATTAAAGGGTGCGACTCTATTAGGGGCAGTAGCATTAGGTGTAGGGTTAGTTACTGCATCTATGGGTAAAGATAGTATGGATAGGTTATATGACCACTTAGATGGTGGCAATAGCCTAATGAGATCCATAGGGGATACAGTGCGGTTATTTACGGGCACTGATAGGTCTATTAATGAGGAGTCCCTATTAGCGAAGCAGTACGTTAAAGAGGGTGGTGGTATCAATCTCCTAACTAATAGGAAGATGTTGAAGGGTAGCAAAGAGTTAGGGGCTACTGCCAGTTCACTATGGAAGCAGATGTCAGAGTTAATAGTATTCGATGCCCCCAATGCGTTCGTGGGGGTGCAGGTACTAGGTGGTGTGACATTGAGGAGGGGCGAGTTTGGGGATAGAGTGACGCCATACTTACAGGTGCAAGGGGCGGGGGCTGACCTATCAACTGCCACGTACTCTATGTCCGCATCATTCCTCTTCAATTCAATAGGTACTAGTCAGGACTTACACTTCAATATGGTCAATGCCATGAGGGAGTTACAGACATTGACTAAGGAGAATGTACCAATAACTCAGGCCCATTTGAGGAGGGCATCTATAGGTATACTCTCGTACACTGCCAAGATGCAACCCTTAGCTAAGCCTAGAAAGTATAGTGTCCCTAGTGCGGGTGCCTTATCGGCTGCTGCTAAGGATCCTTTGATAGCTCTCGCACTATCACATAGGCAAGCGGTCACTAAGCAGATGGCGCATCAGCCCCCTGAGTCATTAATATCGGCCATGTTGAAGGAGGATATGAATCCAGCCTATAACGGTATGGATAGTAGTCTAATGGGGGCGATACTCACGGGTAGTAAGTTAATAAGTAGTACCTTCGGGAATATGATGAGGGAGGTACGCATACATGGTATCAAAGCGTTCAGTGTGAGTAAGAATGGTCTGAGGGATGACACTGTCCCGCTAGCGCAAGGGGAGTGGATTGAGGATGAAGTAGCAACTGGTATAAGTGGTAAGACATCCTTAACGGATAGTCCCCTATGGACACCCGCTCGTATGTTACTAGGGGTACTACCTACACCTATAGCGTATACAGTAGGGCTGACAGCAGTAGGTACATTGGGTATGTTTGCTGCTGCATCAGTAGGTGGGTTCTTCTTGAATAGGGAAGTGAATGCCATAGAGGAAGCATTAGATAAACATTACTCTAGGGATTGGTTCTTACGTAGGAAGGTGGGTGAGTACGAGATATACCCACATAGGGTGGCGAGAGTAGTATCCCCTGCCGGTACACAATTGACCCCCCATAACCTATATACGATAAGTGAGGGTAAGCATGGGGCGATGTACTCAATAAACCCACACCTTACGGATAATGTCACTACTAGGGGTGTGGCACAGAGTGCTGTGATATTACCACCTGCTAAGGTACACCAGATTGTAGAGATAGCGCAAGACGCCATCAATAGTTCCTTGAAGACTAATGGTGTCCTATTTGGTGATTACATGAGGACACAACCGTACCTACAGCAAGTTACTAATGCCGTGACTAATGTACACGGTAAGCCTATGCGGGTCAGTACATTAGTAGATGAGATATCATCGCCAGTATTGGATGTAGTTGATAGGTACTTCACTGCCTTAGACAATACATCTCTAGTTAGTAAGGTATTAGTTGGTAAGGATGTAGTAGAGTATAGGGTACCATTCCTATCGATATTCACTAATGCCCCTATAGAGCAGATAGTAGCGAACCCTAAGTCATGGGGAAGTGTTTATGGGGAGGGGTTCCAGGCATCTATAGCGAATAGGTTTGCGGATGGTATGCAGCCATACAATACAGTAGTAACACCCACGGGGGTAGAGTTATTAGACCCTGTGGGCACCTATAAGGATGAGATAAAGAAGGTAATAAGGGAGGTAGTGGAGAGCGAGTTACACCAGTCAGGCTCCCTATTGAAGTTGAATAAGGGGGCGGTGAAGACTGATGAGGATGGGATACTCCACTTAGTGCAGAGGGCATTGGATAAGCTAAGAGATAAGGGCGGGCCCCTAGGGAAGATGAGGCATGAATGGGCAGGTATGGCGACACCCTTGCCCTTAGATGTAGCGGATAGGTTTGAGGAACTATTGGGTGAGAGTATAGATATGGGTCATAATGCCACGCCCCACGCTACCACACAACCAGGTAGGAGGATGGGGCCGGGTGTATCATCAACACCCCGTGGTATAGGTGGCGGTATGTCTGATGCAGAGTGGAGAGCTAGGAGGAGTAAGCCTACCAATTGGGGGAAGGTACAGAAAGGTGCAGGGGTTCTGACAGAGACACTATTCTCAGTGTTCAGTCTATTCGAGGCCACTGATATATGGGGGGCATTCGGTAGGGCGGCAGAAGCTTATGCACCCGACTCCACTTATACAACAGGGGAGCAGAAGGAGTTAGCACAAGAGGCTGGGTATGTAGGGGCTATGAGCTTACTATCCGCCGGTGTGATGGCTGGCGTAATGTTTGTAGGCGGTAAGTTGGTAGCCGGTATAGGGGTTATGGTTGGATTAGCGGGGGCATTAATTACAGGAGGTGTAGGGTTAACCTTCGGTAGTATTGCCTCTTTAGTGGGTCTAGGATTATTAGCTATAGGTGCGATAGGGACAGCCACGTACGGTCTAGTTAACTTACTAGCACCGCAGGGTATAAAAGATTCAGTCAATGGGTGGGTTAGTAATACAGGGTCTGCAATAGGTAAAGGATTAGGGGGTGCCGGCACTGCGATAACTACAGGTGTGACAGCGACTGCTAAGGGGGTATCTAAGGTATTTGATTGGTCTGTAAATACATTAGCCAATACTGTAGACACAGTAGGTAAGAAGACAGGTGCCACAGGTGTAGCTATGTTAGGTGGTGCGATAGGCGGTATTGCATTAGGGGGTGCTATAGCCAGCCTATCGTATGTGGCGGGTAGTGGGGCAGTAATGGCTGCTGGTGCGGGTATAGCGGGTGTATTAGGATTAGGGGCCGGTGCTGCTGCGATAGCGGGTGGGGCAGTTATAGCGGGAGGTGTAGCTTTAACTAGTGCCTTAGTAATGGGGTTATGGGGGACGCTAGACCCGAAGGGGATGCAGAGAGTATGGAGTAAGATTACATCCACCCTATCGGGGGCTACTAAAGATGTGCCTATGATAGGGGAGGGATTCCTTGCTACTAAGAGGGGTACGTGGTTGCAGGGGTATACCAACCCTATGGGTTCAGATAGTCCATTCTTTGTAGGTACAGCGCAGCAAGCGATAGAGTGGGAGTTCCAGAAGACTATAGAGCTCAATATGGATTACACGGGGGATAGGGTAGCATCATCTATCGTAGACCCATCCATATATGGGTACAGCCCTACAGCCCCCACCAATAGTGCACTGAGACCTGACTCTGTAGTAGATAATATGATCTCCTCTGAGATTAAGTTACGTGGTCAGTTACATAATCAGACCATCATAGGGCAGTACATATGGAGGTCTATACTATCATCTGCCAGTAATAAGGAGGTCATCCTCAAGGAGGAGAGGAGGCACATACAAGCCTCATATGATAGGGTGGTTGCTATTATGGCCCCCAGTGCAGTGGCTGGGACTACCCTATCAATTAGGGAGCAAGTAGATATGAAGGCAGTCGCTACTCTTACTGCATCCATTAAGAAGGCAGTATCTGATGGTACACCGAAGGGCGTGACCTTAAAGGTGAACTTACCAGCAGCGCACCCTAGTAGTATACAGGCCCCCACGCCTGCCCCTCTGATGGTAGATAAGGCCCGGTCTACTACCAATCAGAAGGTTGTGGTAAAGAAGACTTACAGCCCATTGAATGTGTACTTCATGGATGTTGTAATACAAGCCGTCGCATACCCCGGGCATAGCGCCTTAACGTAGCTCATGGGATAACTAACCACAGTGCCCACATCAAGCATACACGCCCATATAACACACTCACCATATTGATAGAAATGGAGGTATAGAGACACGACAATGTAATAGGAAGTAATGAATGCCGAGCCCTAATCCGATATATGATCACCTGAAGACGTACCTAAGATCAGGGTTCGCTACGGGTAATGATTGGGTAGTAGATGTACCTTGCGGTACAGTGACTATCACTAGCGAAGAGATGAGGTCAGCCCTTGGTATTGTATATAAGAACAATAGGTCGGGGCATAGATTGGCGGAGTATGTGTGGCGCACTGCGCGCAGTAGGGACGATATATCTAATGCCTATAACATAGACCCATCCACATTGAAGAGGCGGTGTGATAGGTGGATGGAGAACGTACTACTACAGTTACCACATGAATTGACTGGTAGTAATATCTCTGACCTCAGAGGGTACTGTAAGTTACCCATTACCTCTGATAAGAAGATGAGGGAGTCACTACTTATCTACATGAGGGATCAGTATAGTCATTACGGTGCCACAACCCCCTGGACATATAAAGATTATATAGTAGAGAAGCCAGCCTTGAAGGAAGCAATAAGGAAGATACACTTAACTGACCCGCACTTATTTAGCTTAGCAGAGCATATGTGGAGGGCATCCAGTATGTCCAAGAATAGTATTGCTAGGTATAAGAATACTGACCCATCAACCTTACGCAGGAACTGGGATAAGTTCCTCAATATGGTATTCAATTGGGCACTCAATGGTGATGTAGGGGATGGGGAACTACCACCTATTGACTTAGGGTTACTGGGGTCATACACTGTATACACGTACCCCAAAGGTAGTAACCCTTTATATTAATGACTATTATGAGTGATACAATAACGTCTGCACTGGTGCAGTGGAAGGGGCGATTGAAGGCTTACCTATTGAGTAAGTCATTAGTAGGTGTCCCCACAGTGGTGACATTGTTAGAAGATATAGATGACATTATTACGTCCATGGATACCCCAGTAGAAGGGGGGTTAACATTAAATGATGTCCATACCATAGATAGATTGGGGTGTGGGTTGGCGGTGCTATCAATGTACTGTGATGGCATGGATACATCAGCGATAGCTCGCGCAGTGCACACACAGACTGGTATGGAGATCAGTGGTCAGGAGGTACAGAAGTGGATCAATACCTATGAACAATCGGGGGTAGTGCGTAGGAGTACCATGACCAACCTATCCATATTCGATACCAAGAGTCGTATGGAAGATATATTGATGATGTTACAGACCACATTATCGGAGGTAGAGGCGGCCGATGAGAGTGAGTTCTCTAGAGCTAAGACTACTAGGTACGAGGTGAAGTTAGCGGCTATAGGGCAGATACGCTCCTCAGTCAAGGATGCGAGGCAAGTGATAGAGGCTTTACACCAGATGAATACGTACCGTGAGCTAGCAGACATCATACTGCAGGAGATAAGGATGGAGAGCCCATCCGCACAGCAGAGGATAATGAGGCGCTTAAAGGAGAAGGGTGCCATCATTAAGGCCATAATGCCCGCAGCATAGTCCTATACAATTATCTCTATTGAATATAGCGACGGGCCCTTTATTATAGGGTCCGTCGTATGTTTACCCCAGCCACCCTGGGAATAGTCCTGTGTACTGGTAATCGGGCCCTGTACCCAGTAATCCCAGGGTGGGAGTTACATTACCGTAGTAACCATTGAGTATGGTCTTATCAGGCTCTAAGGGGGCCATAGATTGTACTAGTGCAATGATCTCATCCTGTGTCATGACCTTACTCTGTAGTAGGCTGAGTAGCCCTTCTTTACTTATTGAATCCATTACTGGTAATCCTTATGTATGTGTGGAGAGTAGGTCGCTACGCTCCCAGCGTTGCTAGACTGTACTCCTTGATAGGGTGGTCAACATATCACGTACATCGGTTGTCTTAATATCTTCTAGCTCTGCATTGATAGCGGTATGTACTAGCTTCATCACCCCACTCAAGAAGGGTCGTGGCCCACGGCACTACTTGTCATAGTATTGAGTAGCTGTTGTAATGACTGTAGTTCATTGCGACCCATATCTTTAAACAGTCGCCTTAGTTCTGGCTGGACGTCCTTTATATCCACTGATAATAGCTCCTGTGATTACTTGTACATCAATTGTTATACGTGGTATGCGGCGTGCTGGTTGGTAAGTAATTGTCTCATCTGGGATGAGTACAGCACCTATAGGCGTATCAATCATCATATAGGTAGATATTGGTACCACCTGATAGGTCATCACCATCCACATCTTCTGGTATGTAGATGTACTCAGGTACCGATGGCGCTGTAAGAGTGTTGATAGTGTCTGGGACTGTATTAGGGTCAGACAGTGTAGGGCCTGGAGTAATCATGTCATCACCTCAATAAGTTAATCATCACTGGATGTAATAGTATCCGCTAACCTATAGATACCATCTGGTATAATAGGCACCCCTAACATATACACTAAGGTACCCGGGGGTGGCATAGAGTTTAAGGAGTCGCCTGGTTCTATGATTCTACCGCATGCCTGTAGTTGCTTACCATCTACAATTGCGGGCCCTTGTGGGGAGTTATACTTATTATTGTGATCCCATTGTCCTGTAGTGACCTTATATATGCCATCTTTAGTCATAGTACGTTCTTATTGTTAATGGAGCTAGCAGGACTCGAACCTGCGACCTTGACGATAGGAATGTCCTGTTCTATCCATCTGAACTATAGCTCCGCGCCCCCTACATTATAGGTTGTAGGGTACCCATCTATTTAATCACAACCCCAGCATTGTACTTTGAAGGGGCATTCCTTACCATACCACTTAGTGCAGGGTGAGTCATACTCAGAGGGTGTGTGTAGGGGGAAGTAATCAGCCTCTATAGCCTTATGCACCCCCAGTAATGATGATAGCACCTTGTCCTTGTGCGTACTGGGTGGTGACCATATAAGCTTACCAGAGCGTACGTGATTGATACCTACACCTTCTACAACGTGCCCTGTGAGTTGCTCATACGCCCATGCGTACGCTAACAATTGCGGGTTAGTAGATACTTCATCTGGGGAAGGTGGCGCTCCAGCAGAGGTCTTATGGTCTATAATAGATAGCTTACCATTGTACATGGCTACTAAGTCGATAGAGCCTGATAAGTGTATCCCCTTACCGCCACCGTATTCAGTAGGCAATAGGACAGGATTTATCATACGCTCATCATACTTAGATAATCCTAGCTCGACATACAGTACATTTAACTCAGGTACCACGTACTTAGTCATTAGAGCATACGCCTCAGCATAGGCATCGCATAGTGAGAATGAGAGCCCTTTACCTATAGATAGGGCATCTAAACCATCCTTCAGCATACCTTGACCCAAGCCTGCCATAGCATCCTTCCACGCAGTAGTCGATTGTGGTACTGATGGCACATCCCCCTTAGCAGTGCGTATAGGGTTAGGCCCAGTATAGGATATAGAAGCCCTCTCATATAGGGAGCGCACGCCATGCGCGTACCGCAATAGGTCAGCATATATATCCCCATCATTACCATCTATAAGGTTCAAGTCAATGAGACAAGCCTCAGAGGTAGACTCAAACATATCTATTACCGTACCCTTACCTAAAAAGTACATCTCTAGTGCATTGTGCGCTAGTGAACCCACGACTGTGGAGTATGAGGATGTGTACTCTCTCTTCTGTCTCTCTATGTATTGTAAGCGGTATGCCTCACCACACTTCAAGTAAGTCTGTAATCTACTGACAGAATAGTAAGTGTATTGATCCCTGGGTATATCCTTAGTGGATATGATGGGATTAGCTAAGACAGTCTTTGGGGAGGTTAATGTTTGCATTAGGTATGCGGAATGTGTTATGTTATAAGTATAACACACTCACTACATTTAGTAGTAAAACATATGGCAGTACATAAAGAGGGGGCAGTGCCTGCATTAGGTGATAGGACGGTAGTAGCAATAGACCCAGGGGCTAAGGGAGGCATAGCTCATATATCAATTAACTTCAGAGGTATGTTTACCTTAGTAGAGGTATTTGATATGCCTAACTTAGACACTGCGAAGGGGTTGCAGACATTGATACATTGGTTAGAAGAGGTACATTATGATGAGGTTGTGTTAGAGGTACAGAGGTGTAGACGTGGTAACTCTGCTATGAGTACATGGAATCATGCTAGAGGGTATGGTAAGTTAGAGGCATGTATAGCATTAGGCTCTGATAAGCCCTTGACATTAGTAGAGCCTATTGTATGGTTATCTAAGGTGAAAGAGGTAATAGGTAATCCAGTAGTGCCACCACTTAAGGATACAAAGGCTAGGACGTGGACATTAGCTAATACCCTATTCCCAGAAGCAGTACTGACAGGGGCTAGAGGTAGGAAGAAGGATGGGTTAGCAGATGCTATATGCTTGGGGTGGTACCACTTGCTACAAGTTCACCCACTAAAGTCGTTAGGTTGCTGCGCTCCCTCCTCGCAGGATGCTCTTGTCCCCTCTCCGAGTGGACAGCGAGGAAGCATTCCTAGCGTTGCTAACACTCCCGTAGAAAGGTAGCGCGTACAGTTTCAGCCATAGTACATACACCAGCCTCCTTTTCATTGTAGAGGGAGGCTCTCTTCTTACAGATACCTTTATGGGTGGTAGCGATACCTTTATCTACATTACCAGTAGCTGTAGGCACTTGCCCCATTAATGCTAATGCCAGAATATCGGGTGTGAATACAGGGCCCCACTCTAATCTCAGTAGTTTAGTTATATCTAGTACATGGGTTAACACCTCTACCTCTTCACCTACTGATACGGGAGTGGTACATAGTATGTAATCTATTACCATCAAGGTAGTCGTTAGATTAGTACCAGCCGGTAATGCTTTCAATACGTCTGCTATTAAGTTATTCATATCTTTGTGCGTGTATGTATTAACTGATCTAGGGGCTGTGAGCTATAAAGGGTGGGGGTATGGGCATAGCCGCTATGAGTTCCCTAAGCCTGCGCCTATTATTACATCCGTACCTCTCAAGGTGTAAGGTAGGGAATAGCTGATCCCATAAGCTAATGTAAGCACCTCTCAATAACTTCCCCCCTTTCTTAGCTATTGAGAGTGCTGTGGGGTCATAGAGTACATTAGTATCCCACCCCATAACCTTATGTAATCTGTCTACGTACTCTTCTACAGTGGCCTTATCTTGTGACCATAGGGTGTAGTGCATTGAGGACACTACTACATCATCTACAGTCTCTACACCAATCAGTATTAGGGGGAGAATTATATTGTCATCGTAGGCCCCTTCTAACCACACAGCATACTTCAAGCTCCCCATATAGCTAGTACATACTCTAAAGGGGACATAGATGAGGGGACATATGATTGCAGTAGTTCTTTACCGCGACCTGTAGCCGTCACTAACTGTGTGAGCTTCTTATGCCACGATAGGTCGCGCCCATACTTACCAATGAGGTACTCTACCAAGGATATCTTTCTACTCTCAACCATAGCAGTGAATGACCTACCATTACAGCCGGTGCCTAATGTGTACTCATTGATGTCTTTGGAGGTGAATAGTTTGTTAGTTACCATGTGCGAACCTTCTGTAGGTAATATACATATACTTATCATTGCATGTGGCAGTAACGTCTGTAGCTCAATCAATTGCGGTATGACTACCCTCCACGACTTATACTCACCCGCGTAATAGGGGTGATCATCTGCATGTACATCAGAGTCATATATACATATGATCTCCTCGAACCCTTCTAGCTTATGGTAATGGTGCAGCAATCCCTGCAAGCCTAATGTACCTAGGGCTGGCAATGATAGATTATGTAGGGATAGGGTGTCAGGGTACCCTTCAGTTAGGTACACGTAAGGATTACCCCTATCTTTATAGGAGGTAATGTGCTCTTCCCCGACTAGGTAATGGGATATAGTTGTAAGCCCTGAGCCTTTAGTGTGCTTCCACTTAGGGAACATAGGCTCCCCATCCTCACGTAAAGGTATGTTGTAGATATACCGGCCTGTTAGATGTACCACCTTCCCCCTAATATCCTTAATAGGGAAGATGATACGTTTACCCATATAGTCCCTACCTTCGGAGTCTTCAGTAGAACGTAACCCTATGTTCTGTAAGCTAGTAATATCTAAGCCATAACTGATTAATGTCTGTGCGTGGGGGGCGTAACCTATACCAGCGGACGCAATAGTCTTATCAGTCCACCCTCTAGACTTCAGGTAAGCCATAGCATGTACCCCCTCACCACTATGTAGTAATGATTGGTATATAGATAGTACTTCCTCCAATATAGATATCTTCACATCCATATACTCATTGGTAGTCGATAAGCCATACTCTTGTTCCAGTGCATCCATTGCCTGATAGAAACTACCGCTACCCCACATATTATGTACCCACCGGTAATGGTGTACGACATCTACCACCCTCCCATGACTGGGGCACTTAGTGGAGTAACACCACCCTAGCCCTTTACTATTCAAAGAGAAGCTAGGGCGGGCACAGTAGGGGCAATTATTAGAGCCTACCTTTAATGTAGGGATTAGATCTGTGAGTTTACTGTGCGCGTGTATCTCACTGAGGCGAGCGAGTGTATTGGGATCCATGGTATTTATTGTAGGGGGCGGCGTACTAAATCTCTATAATTAACGGTCATACTGCATCATAGATGCTGGACATATCCGATGTACTAGAATCACTGCCATAATGTAATCATAGTGCGAGAGGTGTATATGCAAGAAGGTAATAATTATGAATGGGCCTTATCTAACTTAGTTACGACTATAGGTGCGGATAGGGCGGTGGTATTCCAATTCACTGAGGATTATACTGGTGGTACATTTATAGCATCATCGGGTGCTCCTATACCAGGTAGTACCCCCCCTACTATAAATTGGCAGCAGTGTACTGTAATGGATTCGCTATTAGACGAAGAGTACTGGTCATTAGAGGATAAGGATACCATCACTTCCACTACTCATAGGGCACTCGTGGATAGTCTGTGCGTACGGTCATACCTATACTCCACAATAAAGGTATTGGGGATTGTGTGGGGCGTGGTAGGGGTACATAACATCAATAGCCCGCGCAAGTGGAGCCCCGATGATAAGTCATTACTACAGACTACCGCCCTACACATAAGTGGGAGCCTCTTGAAGGAAGCTCTTGTAGAGAATATATCATTACACTCTAAGATAAAGAAGAGTAAGATGTTACTGCAGAAGGTCATCGATAGTACGCCCGTATACCTAGGAATAAAAGATGATACAGGTAAGTTTATATTAGTGAATAAGGCACTATCTGAGGCTGCTGGGTATACTAGCCCCAAGGATATGGTGGGTAAGGTAGAGTGGGGTGATTACTTCCCCGCAACCTCTATAGAAGAGGAGGGCAGTGTACTAGCGACTGGGGAGACAGTGATATCCTTATCCAGTAAAGGTAAGGATAGATACTTTACTGTGCATAGATTATTCGTACCTGGTGATAATGTTTTAGAGCCTATGGTTGTATCCACATTAATAGATATAACAGAGTTAGCAGTCATCACTAAGAGGTTAGAAGATTTCACGCGCATAGCTAGTCATGACCTGCAAGAACCATTACGCACTATCACATCCTTCTTAGGATTGTTGAAGAAGAGACATGGGAGTGAGGTATCATTAGCAGCATTACATTACGTGGATACAGCAATAGATGCGTCTAAGAGGATGGGTGAATTACTAACTGACCTATTAGAGTACTCACGCTTGGGGTCTAAGACTAAGTCTATGAAGTGGGCACCCCTATCAGATGTATTAATGAAGGCACTAAGGAATCTATCCGGTAAGTTAGTGTTTGATGTATGCCCCACTATAATGTACGACCCCAATGGATTCCCAGAAGTGTGGGGTGATGAGGTGCAGTTAATAGCATGCCTACAGAACGTACTATCTAATGCCATTAAGTTTGGTGAGGGGGCGCCTATAGAGATAACGCATACTGTAACAGACACACATTGGGTTATCTCTGTAGCAGATCATGGTGTGGGTGTACCGGAGGGTATGGAGCTAGCCATATTCAGACCATTTAAGAGGGCACAGAGTAAGTTCGAGGGGACTGGTATGGGCTTAGCGATAGTAGAGAAGGTAGCTCACATACATCAAGGTAGTGCGTGGGTCACTGCTACACCTGGTGGTGGTGCTACTGTACACGTGAGTATCAAACGACATGAACACTAAAAGGATATTAATCATAGAAGATAGCTTAACTGATGCACACCTATTCGAGGAAGCTATAAAGGATTGTGGGGTAGATATAGGGGTGCAGATAGTTACTGATTGGGCAGGGGCTAGGTTAGCACTACAACATAGTGACACGCCCTTGAGACTAGTGTTACTAGACTTAAACTTAACTGGCGTAGGGGGGTGTGAAGTAATAACCCTCATAAAGAAGACAGAGTCCCAGGTACCTATAGTAGTATTCTCTACCTCCTCTAACCCCAGTGATATAGATAGGTGCTATAAAGTAGGTGCTAATGCTTACATTGTTAAGCCATATGATGTAGATCAATTGTTTGAGACCATGTGCTCCACATTTAAGTGGTGGTTAGATATCAATAAGATAGCGTAGGTAGAGGGTTCCGATGAGTAATTTAAGTATATTGTTGATTGAGGATAGTAAGAGTGATGTGATGTTGGTACAAGAAGCCTTACTACATAGACAAGACCACTACACATTAAATGTAGCTAGTACACTGACAGGAGGAATGAAGCTATTAGAGGCCCATAAATATGATGTAATACTACTAGACTTACTACTGCCAGACTCTAACCCCACATCAATACTAGCGCCCTTGATTAGTGTAATGGCCAATCACCCTGGTGAATACCCTACAGTAGTGGTATTCACTGCCATTGCGGATAGGGATATAGAGTTGGAAGCCTTACGCATGGGAGCGCAGGGGTACTTCTATAAAGGTAGGTTAGAGCCTGACAGTGAGCAGTTATGGATTACATTGAATAACGCATCTGTCAGGGGGTCATATATACGCTCACTAATATCTGTAGGCTTACCTAAGTCTGGTATATCTATGAAGGTCGTCACTGACTCCCAAAGAGTATTCGATAATATAATAGATAATGCACAGGCGGGGAGTGGGTTAAATGGATAATACCAACTTAAAAGATGCTTTAGTAGCTCTGAAACCCTTCCTATCAGAGGTGGTGAATAACTCCATAGCCATATCTAGTATAGATAACCGCCTCTCCCTACTAATAGATGAGACACGTAAACTATCGCGCATCATATATGAAGGTAATGGGCAGCCCGCCATTATGACACGTATAACATCCATTGAGGTCAGTGTACAACAGTTAAAGGATACTGTAGCAGATGTTAGAAGTAACAGCAAGGATATAGATACTACCCTCTACGAACACATACAGAGTGCTAATAAGGCATCCTTTGAGTTGGGTTTAGTGATAGACGATATACAACTCAATGAAAGTAATAGGAAGGACGCATTGAATGCTAAGGAGCTAGCCAACTATGGATGGAAGCTCAATGTCATACAGGCTATCATCCTATTACTAATCACAAGTATTACAGGATTCATAGGCAGTGAGTTCTATAATTACTGGAACCATCAGAAGACTATATTTAAGAACCCACCCTCTACAGATAGGCCATTAATGCCCCCTACTGGGGGGGGTGCTCCTTCTAAATAATACCTCCCCAAGGGTCGCTCACCCTCTTTGGCAGTCGTGGCCTACGGCACTTACGTCATTGGATATATGGGAGGTACTTCTTATCACAGTAACAGGCCTGTATGAATGAGTGCCTGTCACCTACTATACGTAAGTTGTTGGGTGTAGTAGCGCGACTGATGGCCATGAATGCCATGCCATGACACCTGCCCATGAAGCGTAGATTACCATCGGCATTAGGGTCATCTAATACCACCTGTAAGTGGTCTATGGATAGGCTTTGTGCCTTGTGCGTGGTGAGGGCGTACGCGAGGATGATGGGCATGAAGGTAATACGACCCCTCTTAGTGGATGTCTTGTGACTAATGGCAGTCATAGCCACATCCACTCGCCCCCCTCTCAATAAGTCTACAGTCACTACATTACTACCCATACTGACGACATAACCTTGATCACCATTGGCATAGCCCATATCCCACTGGTTACTACGTAAGATGACTAATGCCCCTACCTTCAACTCTAATGGGTCTGGTATATTCTTCCACTCAGGTAATGGGTCACCCTCCTTTATAGGGTAGTAATACATAGACTCCCCCTGTAACTGACTGAGGGAGTACTCATTATGTACTTGCGCCCCATAGTTCAAAGAGTATAGGGTAGTGCCCTCAAAGGACATATCAATATCACTATGGAAGCCTAGGTCATTGAAGTAGTGCACAGCGGTGCGTGCATCCCCCACACGTAAGTGGCGTAAGGCATTAATGAACTCCTTATCAGTGGTGCGGTGTACATGAGTTAGGCTATAGGTATGTACATACTTCCATAAAGGGCTCTCAAAGGCAGGCTCTTCCTTCACTGGTGGTAGTTGTCCAAAGTCACCTATCAATAGGAAGTTCACACATGCGCCAGTACTCTCATACAGACGCTCATTATTTAACATCATGATCTGTAGCTGTGCAGCAGATAACATACTCGTCTCATCTACCCCTATAGTCTTCCCCACATGTGTACGCAGGGCTTCATATATGCGACCACTGTCATGCTTCTTACGCATGTCTGCACTATCGAAGTACCCTAGTAAGGAGTTGATGGTAGTGCCCCCTATATTGATGGCAGAGATACCAGTAGTGGATGTCTTAATTAATGGATACCCCATATCATGTAATGTCTTCACTACAAAAGACTTACCACACCCAGGGCCCCCTTCTAAATGATTGTACCTATGCTCCCCTTGTTTGATAGCTGTAATAGCCAGTTGCTGGTCTGGGGATGGGGTCGGATTAAACATGTCTCTGTAATCTCCTTGAATAGTTGTTGGCTGACGGTAATAGTCCGCCTTAAGGTAGATATATGTCTGGTGGTAGTATTACTATACCCTACGCACTCATTGGATAGGAATGTCACACCCTGTACAGTTATAGCTATTAGTGATCTATAACTGAAGATTAGGATGACCCCATTCCCTAAGTCCACCTTATTGAAGTTAGCAGATGGTGAGTCTAGTGAGGGTACGCTCATACTGGATGGCCAGGAATTACCGGGTTAAATGTATCTGTGTGTCTTGTAGTCACGTTAAGTTCTATCGATGAATTCATCCCGTGAGAATGTTGGCATGGGCGGTAGCTTACAACCCCATGAAGGCCACTGGTAACTAATCTCACATGCCCATGCTTGCGCCAGTAATCGGTATGCCATGTGCCCACCTGGTTTAGATCTGAGGTCAGCTACGTACCCCATGAAGGTATAGGGCGTGCCATAGAATATGTAAGGTGTGACATGACCATGTGGAAGTAGGTTCTTAATGGTTCTACTCTCTAACGTATCACGCTCACGGTACTCTTTAGAGGACTGGTATACCACAGATGATAGTCTCAAATATTGCATCCACTGTCTTATCTTTTCATACCCCACAGACATATACGCTAACATCTCCTGCCCTATAGGTGTACCTATTAAGTATGGGTGTATTGTATATGACTCACCCTGTAAGTCTTGACTGATATTCATCTCACTATGTAGTAATGGTATGAACGAGGGTAGTGTTCTATGTCTCTGTAGGTCTTTAATAGTACCTATATCTGCTACACCATGAACCACTACATTACTACCAGATCCCAGGGGACCTATCTCATTCTTCCAGTTATAGGCAGCCAGTAGTCCCTGTAACTCATCTCCACAGCGTAGGGGGCCAGCTTTACGGGATGGGTGCTTTAGTAAGTGTAGGTGTATTAGTAATGGGTCGGCCCCATTAAAGTAATTAACCCCACCAGGTGTGGTGACATAGAAGTTCTCAATTATAGGTAATGTCACATCCCAGGGCTCTATAGAGTATGGTCTGCACCCGTAGACAGCGTTAACCATACCCAGTACATCAGCGGACTCCCCACTCCCCAAGCGTATTAAGATATCGCCCTCTGGTACATACCCATCCCAACCACGTTTCATCAAAGTGGTGAGGGCATTAGATAGGTCAGCCTGCATATTATTAGATAAGGTACTTATCCACTTACTCCACTCCCTCCCACTCTGTATAGCGCCGACAGACGTACTCACGCCCATTGGTATGAGGTACCTTACGCAATCTAAGGTACGCGGTACCAGCGCGGTATGTTTACTATCAACCTCAAACCTATTAGCTAAGTAGTCTTTCACTAAAGGGTAGAAGTACTCGTACCCATCTAACCAGTAATCTAATATCTCGTAGTAGCAAGCACTGTCGGTAGTGCTAGTGCCTACTGCTGTAGGACACAGTCCAAGACTAGTATCACTCATAGGGTAGGGGGCATATTGCCGCCCCCCTTTAATGTAGTTTTGGTACCGTGTACTCCTCTCTTGTCCATCTTGTAGGTGATGATTGTAGAAGAACTGCATGGCGGTAATACAATCTATACCCTCCATAGCCACTGATAGGTGGCCTAACCCTCTCACAGAGTCATGATTATAGTCACTGATAACTCTATCCAGTACCTCCTCAGCGGATATACTTTTATCCTTACGGTACGCTAGGAGTTCAGGTATAGATCTACTACTCCTACTATATGCGGCTAAGGTAGAGGCATTGACGGCAGGGGTGCGTGTCCCTGGGTTACATAGCAATGAGTATACAATCTGTCCCTCAGTGGTAGTGACGGATGCTATACCCAGCTCAGGGTCGTAATGGTTATGGTTCACTGTGCGGTACCTGTAGTAAATAGCAAAGGGCTGCATCTAAATGGTCAGGATGTACTTGCACCATAGGCCCTATATCCTGTGAGGATGGTGGTCCTTGTGTGATGCGTATAACTGCATAACCTCGGAGGTCGAAACGATTGAGCAGTAATGAGTTATCACTGTACTGCACACGCATAATAGTGTGAGGGTATTCGTCCTCATCTGTTAGCATCATGCAATCATAACTACCGCCCCTACTAAGGAACTCTGGTATGAGGTATGTGAGGTCTAACATAGACCCCCACACGGCTGCAGTAGGGTCTAAGCCTACACTCTTTAAGTGCCTATTGATATTTAATTGTGTGATCATGCCTCTCCTTATAGCCAGCTAAGTACATTATCTATCTTCTTGTAGTAGTCTTGAATAGTACTTCTATTATTTATGTAGTAGGTTGCACTATTCTCCAAGTACTCATGATGTGTCTCACTCTCATGCGCCATATCGCGACCATCGCTAGGTAAGGGTTGGTTACTATTAATGTAAATACCAACCCCTCCCATAGCTTTGATAGTGTCTATCTCACATGGTCTGCGTACGTCTGAGATAACGTAAGGTTGCTCAGGGTCTAAGTCACTCAAGACACTATTGACCCATACAGCATCATGTATCTCTGTGCACGTTCTACCCATGGTCTGAAGTACCTTCTTGATGGTCTTCCCACTTAACTCTGATAGTGGTTGGGACTCGTAGTACCGATTATTCATCAACTCCTTATCTAACATATACAGGGTGTAGACTAGTTCACGTATAGGGTGCGCCATACTCAACTTAATGTACCCGTAAGTATGTACTAAGTAATCAGCCGCTGTATCCTTCCCTGCATTAGGTAATCCAGATAGTCCTATGATGTGCATGTTGTGTACTCTATGTTAATGGGCATCTCTAATCTACTGGTACTTTCTCTAATGAACATAAGTTCTCATTCTGTATAGTACTGAATGCACCTATCTGATCACCCGATAGTTTACCTAGGGCGACGATATGCTTACCAGCTAGGAAGTCCACAAGGGGCTCGATGTACCAAGTAGTCTCGGGCTTAGTATCACCTGTGTCTTCTAATGGCCGGTACACTGCCATCTCCTCAATAGTATAGCAATCCCTACCTGTTGTAAGCAGTAAATACATATCTCCATCATCCGTCCTGTATAGTTTCATCATGTTTGTTCTGTCCTATTAAGGTTGTAGCACTAACTCTACAGTCTTCTTCTGTGGTACATAGTTCTGTACACTATCTTTACCGTACGTCCTCACGCAAGCATCAATGAGGGTACGTGCCTGATTACTGAAGAGGGTGTGGCAATCATCATTGATAATGTATAGGGTAGGTTGTGCCTTATCCGCTACACGTAATAATCTACCTGCTTGCTGTATGAGGCCTGATTGTTCCGCCCCACCACGCCCCGCACCAGCGATGATGGTACCAGTCACCTGTAGCATATTCACACCCTCCTTGAGGATATTAGCACCCGCTACTACTAACTTAATAGAGCCATCCCCTAGACCAGATACTATCTCCTGTCTATCCTTCTTCTTAGAGGTGCCAGACAATGTCCTATACTCTAAGCCACGAGCCTTTAGTAGGGGCCCCAAGATAGTGGCATGCGATACCTTACCATCTACATCATTACCATGTTTATCCTTCTTCCCAGGGGTATCTTCTATACGCTGTACAATGATGATGAGGGGGCCTCTATCACTATCCACGTACTCCTTAGCCATATCTGCAATCAATTGATTCCTACTACTGTTATGTAAGATGCAGTGACTGTATAGGGCCTGGTATAGTACGGGGTTGAAACCATTACCCCTCATGGAGATGTACCACCTATGGAGGTGTGCCGGTATAGGTGTATCAAGGGGAGGAGTATATACCACCTCAATAGTAGGTGCGAGTATATACCCACTAGCTATGAGGTCTTGCTCTGCCACTACATAAGCTAAGGGCCCTATTAATCCTTCGAGTAAGTTATCCATGACAGGTGTGGCGGATAACCCTATGCGGTACTGTGTCCCCCTCATAAGAGAGGATATGACAGCACCCGTAGGGCATGAGAAAGTATGGCATTCATCCACTATCAATGTGGGTATAGTACCTAACCACGCCCTAACTAGGGCATCAGCCCTCTTATTATATAAGGTATCGGGTATGGCTATAGTTATGAGGTGACCTATATCTAAGTGCCCATCTCCTACTAACCCCACATCATAGGCCTTCAACTGTTCCTGCATCTGATACAGTAGTAACTTACTAGGTACTAGTATTAGTGCATGTCTGAGTGCTCTGCATAACTCTTCAATGATGAGTGACTTACCCCCACCTGTGGGTATAGATATAACGCCCCTCTTCTTACGTAGAGAGGTCTTCACAGCTTTAGCTTGATAGTCTCTGAGGTGTGTGCCCATAACCCACGTGGGCTCTATAACGGCAGTCTCAGTCTTACGTGTAATAGTTACACGATCAGTGTATGGTTTATTGAGTACCTTAGTTAATAGACCAGTAGGAACAAGTACCCCTGTCTGGCATTGTGTATGTAAGTAGACTAGCTCACCTGTCGTAGTAGTGGGAAGGCCGGCCTTATCGTAGTCTGCGGTATCTGCATCAGTGAATGGTGCTAAGAATAAGGGGATATTATTTACCCCGTCCACTAATGCTATATGCCCATCATATTGTACCTGTACCTTATTACCGTCATTAGTTATATCTGTCATGTCTCTACCCATAAAGAAGGGGCGGTCATTATAGGCCGCCCCATGTACTCAATCAATCATCTAACGCTTAGTACAGGTCACCTTCATCTTCATCAGCCTCTACCAAGTACTCTTCTGCAGCAGGTGCTACGCGGTACGATACATCAGTGTATCCCTTACGGGGTGTGGGGATTACTTCAGGTGCTAGGTCAGATAGTAAGAACTTCTCAGGCTCTGCATCAAACCCCGCCTCAAGTACTGACTTGTCCCACAGGCCCACCTTAACAGAGGTAGCGGGGTTGTACTTCACACGCTCTCTCAAATAGTCACTGTAGTAAGTTACATTCAAAGAGCTACCATTACGAGCATCTGCCCATGTCTTATGTTGATAACCATCATAGATGGAAGTACCGAAGACATCGAAGGCCTCGAAGTGGGGTACACTATAGAATGTACTTTCTTGTACCTTCTTCATACCTAGGGTCATTACAGTAGTCCATGCAGATAACCGCTTATAGAACTCCATGTCATTGATGGTACGTAAGATAGTACCATCAGCTTCCGATAGTGTACGGCCAAGAGGTGCTTTCAACCCCTGGCAATTGAGTAAGGCAGTGAGTAAGTGTGTCACACCCGCGAGGCCCTCATTATAAGCACTCTTCATGGCGCTATTGCTCATGTTCAGACCTACGAACATTGCATCTAAAGGTGTACCATCCTCATCCATCAATTCATTCAGGGGGTACAGGCGCAAGGTGCTATAGGACTTGAACACCTTCTTATCAACCCGTCGCTCGGTAGTAACCAAGTTCTGCATAGCCTCTTCCTTATTCATCATCTTAGGAATGATAGGCTCTCCCTTAGCATCCGAGGCTAACTTAACGCTCACCCCAACATGGGTAAGGTACATGTACGCCATGCCACGATTATCGTAACTAGCTACTACCTCCTTACCTTCCTTGTTCAGTACCATAGCAGTAGACTTACCATCACGGATAAGGTCCTCTAGTAGTACACCCTCTGATGTTACAGGCATCCACTTAAGTGATGTCAGTTGCTTACTAGGGGCAGTATTACGGCTATCCTTATTCTCATTGAATTCGTACACATTAGCGAATAAGCCCGTCTCATTGGATGGCAATCGTCTAATGCACTCATTACCACGGCAGATGCCAATTACAGAACTAGCAGTGCCCTCCCCACTATTACCTTGACGTGATGGGCGTACTTCTACATTAATCATCACCCCCACTAATGTGGTGGGAAAGACTTCTGTGGGGGTGCCATTCACTACGGAGTACATCTTCTCAGTCTCCTTATAGTTACCAGGCTTAGATAACGAGATAGATGGGCCACGAGATACATCTACCTTATTGGCCACCAATGCAGTGCGTGTATCAGTAGGCATTCTCCACTTAGTGTAGGAGTTACCACCTGATGATTCATAGAGGTCATCTGCTGTGGGGGCTGGTGTATCGCGCACCCCTTCAATGTTGGCCATAGCAGCCATCATATCATCTAAGGAGAATAAGCTAGTCAGGTTTGTATCAGACATTTGTTTATTGCTCTAAGCTATTGTTTACACATCGATAATGCCATGCTAACACATAATCTAAGTGATATGTCAGAGCATGGCATTGATAGTAGATAGGTGCCATAGTAATGCACTATCTAATATACGCATACCCCTATCAACCTCAACCCTCATGGATAGTAAGCTATATACTAGCTGAGGGTGATAAACCTTCAGGTACTTCATGAGCCCACTATCCACCATGTACGTCTTCCACAGGTCACTATTGGTGATACTGGAGGCATGTAATAACTTCAACCCTTGTGCAGACCCTACAGTCTTCTGGTACTCCCATAAGAAAGGGGTGGCATCGGAGGTAGGTATTAGGTCTATCACGTCAGGTATAGTAATGACTGCCCCTTTAACTACTGCGACTACCTTAAGCTTGAGTAGTAATCTCTCCAATGCGCCAGGGTAATCACTATACTTCTTAAGTAACCATGCACATAGCTCTCTATCCAATATACCGAGACAACTACTGATGATATCCCTGCCGTAATCTATGTCCGGTGTATCATTGTCCTTATCCCCGCATACCCAGAGCTCACCCCAAGGGGGCAGTGAGGGTGGCTCTGAGGTCATGATGTATACTAGCTGCTCCCCAAAAGGAGAGGGCGGGTCTACCTCCTTAATAGAGTCTATAACCCGCCCCTTACTACCTGCCATCTTCAGGTGATATAGTACCCACTCCGGGTGTCTATTAGTGTATATGCAGTGCATACCTATCCCTTAATAGTGACCATGCAGATCCTGCAACTACATTGGCCAATGCGCCAACGGTTATATTATCAGCGTGTATAGCGCTAGTAAGCCTATCACTATCGGGTGTGTAGCGATTCAATACATCCTTACCAACGAACGATAGGAGGAGGTACATAGTGTCTGTATCCTTACTACTAATAAGGCCACGCAATACCTTAGCCTGTATAGGTGCAGGGTTAGTGCACATAGCTTCTACAACATCACCCTTCAGTAAGGATATCAATGTATCACTATCACACGCCCAGCCATTGATTAAGGCCATGATGCCTTGTACATCCCCTTCATGTAACTTACGCCACATGAGGTTACGGCTAGTAATAGTAGCACCCCCTGCCAAGTTACCTTCAATCCACTCTGGTGTAGCGTCAGGGTTCAGTAGTAGTAGACTATCGAACTTCCTCCATGCGAGGCGTGCATTGCCATTGCAGTATGGGCTGATAGCGGATGCTACATCACGAGATACACCCCCATGCACTAAGGTATCAGTTACCTGTTCAGTAGTGAGGGGTGGTAATGTGAAGGTACTGCAGCGGGAGAGAAGGGCATTAGATAATGTAGTATCCATTCTCTCCGGCTTCATAGATATCATTACCCATACATTGAATGGATTACTCCCTTCTAGTACCTCTAAGAACTTACTCAATTGTTGATTGGACATATTGGATACCTCATCCAATATGAAGAACCTGAGACGGGGGCTATTCTCTTTAGGTAATGGTTGCCCCCTACCTATATCAATTAAGTTAGCTATGGCATCAGCATCAGCCCCTGTGCACGTGTACTGGACTATGTTAGTGGTGTCCTTACCAGTACATGTATCACAAGTACCACAGTTAGCAGAGGAGCCCAATGGTCTATTAGGGCATAGTGTAGCCCTTGCACCGAGGAGTGCGAGGGTGGTCTTTCCACTACCGGGACTCCCTTGTAGGAATAGGGGGGAGTGTTCTGCCCATAGGTTATTGGCTATGACTAGGGATAAGGTCTTGCACAGTATGTCATGACCTTGTACGGCATCAAGTGTGAGGGGCCGCTTCCTATTAGCTAAGGCCATCCCGTCTCTAATGGTTGCACTCATTGTGGTGCCTCCTTGTCAGTAGTGTGAGCGCCACATGGCTGCGATTGCTGAGGCGCGCTCTGTATCAATGTCTTCAAGAGGTTTAAGTCTCTCTTATATAACCACCCTGTACTCCCTATCAAAGGGGGTGCACCTACTACTAGACCATCACTGGTGCGGGTGAATCGTGCAGACCGCTCAACCTCTATAGGGTTAACTGTCGTCACTACAGGATGATTATTGTAGTAGTGGATAATGCCCCGGCTATCGAATAGTGATGTCCCCAGTAGGGAGTGCACTGCATCACTACCCGCTAATAGTATAGGGGTAGATGATGGTATACCCGATAGTTCAGCCAGTAGCCAACCTTTGCATGTATCTCTAGGCCCTACTAATTGATTACCCTTCTTACCCCTAGGGGGGCACTTCATTGCATTAGTACGGTACGTGACAGCATATAGGTCAAACCCTAACTCCTTAGATACAGTGGCTATAGTAGTCTGGAAGATCTTCCCAGCATTCACTACCTTACTTGTAGATGGAGATAGTGCTTGCCCCGCACGTACTTCCTCAGCGCCAGGGTATGCAGATATCACTATCAATCGTACATCCTTTAAGGGGCAGGGGCTATTACCGGGGATAGGGTCATGCTTCCTCCCTTCTGATAGCGCACACCGAGTACATTTAGTAAATGCTGGCGTAGCTAATACGGGGGGCATCATGACTCGAAGGATGCTATCACTGCACCCCCAGACATCCCATACCATGATGGGTCATTACTTTGTGCATTAGAGGTACTGCCCCAGCCACCTCCCCTACCATCACGTACCTGTAAGATGGATACATCTGTGCCCATGAAGAGATTAGTAGCCGGTGCTGTCATTGGTATCAATTGAGCTACCCTCTCCCCTCTGAGAAGGATAATCGGTACCTCATATGCACTGTATAAGGCTAGCAATACCTCACCTCGGTACTCACTATCAATCACACCAATAGAGTTATGTAATCTCAACCCTATCCGTGTACTAGTAGATGACCGCAGACATACCATGAACCATAGCCCCTGTTGTACATCCTGTGGGAGTGTATGAATGCCTGTGCGGAATAGGGGTGGGTTGTATTGCATCTGCCATAGGGCATCATCTTTGATAGTGTAAGGTGAGCCTTTAGGCAGTACCCCCTCTTTATAGCCAATACTATCTAAGATGTTCTGATTAATGGCACTGAGAGGCGCTGTACGTGTCATCTCCCGTGGTACTTGTGATAGTGGGGGGATTATCACATCGTCTGCCAGTGATAGGTCATAGCCTGCATCTGATGTCCTACCCGGCTTGATTAATGTGTTGTCGGGGCAGTGTGGCTGTCTGAGGATGTCGATATTATGCGAGGTCATAGGAAGTACCTAATTGTTGTGTGTTGTATTATGCTAATGCACTAACTAGTACATCTGTAGTGCCGCTATCACTGTGCGAGGATAGTAATAACATATCCATAGCCTTCTCGTTATCGGTAGCGGGGAATGACTTCCCTGTCAATGTAATCAACCCTTTAGGTAATGCGGATAGGGCTGATAGTAATGTAGTAGGGGCATACTTATTATCACCCATAGTGAGGATAGCATCTTCCATATCCTCAGACTCTTGTTGCGTCATGGCTATCTTAGTAGGAGATGTGGTACCGGTGACAGTCAATTCAATGTAAGGGAAGGGGTCATTGTAAGATAAGGTGACTGATGTGGGTGTTGATAGTGCACTCCAATTCAGGGCAGATAGGAAGTCTGATTGTTGTACCCTTAATGTATACACACTAGGTAATGCAGATATAGTATCCACTACGTCATTCTTAGCGAAGTCTGTCAGTGGTACCAATAGTTCCACGCACCCATCTACTAACCCCAAGTAACTCTTACCGTGATGGTAAAGTACAGCCTCCTTCATCTTCTTCATGATAGTGAGGATATGTACAGATACCTCTGTGAATACGGGTAGGGCGCACGTGTAGGCGGTGGGGATAATGGTACGTATTACTGCACCCGATATATTACTATTCAGTACCACACCATAATCCTGTAACGATAAGGTAGATAGTGCCTTCCCATCCTCACAATTCAAGCTAGTCAAGTCAACACTAGCACCCGAGAATAGTTGTGTCTTCACACCCATATCATTAGGTAATGTAGGGTGCGAGGCACATAAGACTATATCCTGTGATGCGTACCCTTGTACCTGGTACATCAGCGCCTGACCTAATGTGACAGTCAGTTCACGCCCAACAGGGACTAGCGAGGACACCTTAACTAACTGCGCCCCATCTACCCAGACAGTGCCATCTAAGACCCCTTCTACTTCAATAGAGGAGTGGAGTATAGCCCCACCTCCCATAGCTGTAGCTGTCAATATATTACCTGTAAGATTAAGGCGTACTTCCTTTTCACCCTTCTTAGCGGCTAATGCCCAAGCTGTCTTGATAGCTAATACGTAGCTGATGATATCCTTTACAATGTACTTCATAAAAACTCTCGGTAAGTGGGAAACTCAGTGGCTTGAGCCCTGAGATAGGAACAACGTGGGTGGTTTTAACCACCGTGAATCTATCCATTACCGCCTTGGGGTTGCTTGGCTCGGTGTACTTTTGTAGTGTACTCTCAATGGGACAATTACCATTTCAAGCTTCGCAATCCTGTACGCATAATGGTCGGCAGAAATGCCTCTCCCTCGCGGGGTAATGTTCGCTTCGCCAATGTTATAAGGGCTTGTTGGGCTTGCAACACTGTTCCAGTGACTTTAGAACTGTTTAATTACAAACGACAGAGCAGAGAACTAGCTACGCTGGGAGCGTAGCGACCTAGCGTCGCATTCTCCGGTGTCATGACTCAAATAACGTAGTCAGTTAAGACTTAGCAACGCTAAGAGCGTAGCGACTTAAGCTGGTCAGAACGGCTTGCCAGAGATTACTATAGCAAGCTCAGTGTCTTTAGACCTGAGTTCCTGACGTCTATTAGGCCTTTAGTTATTGTTGTACTTAACGATGGGCGGCGGTGTCTGCCGGAGGGCAGTACGTACTAAGTGTAAGGTACGCACCAATGATTCTTTAGTGAGGGTCGGCATATAGTACCCGCATGCTTTAGCCTCTGGATCCTTAGTCATACTAATCATACCCTTGGGGGTGGTAGTAATTAGTGCATTAGGTGAAGGGCGGCTCCCTTGCAATAGGTAACCCCCATTCTCGTAATTGGATAGGTAGTAATCATTACCCCCCTCACTCTGTATGAGCATACCCCATAGGGGGAGGATGTCTGTATCTATCTGTACAGTGATGCGACTACCTAGCAACCCTGAGTCCATTATTAGCGCGACTACGTCATTGATATTATCCATTAGTGACTCCAGTACATACTCAACTTACTATCTGCAGCACAGGGGAATGGCGCCCCTATCATAGGGCTAAGGATGTAATCCTCTGCATCCAACATACACTGCTTAGCCTCACGCTCTATCTGCAGTACATATGGGTGCCACTTCCCATTTACCTTAGCCTCTACCCCATCAGGTAATGGTATCTCGCATAGGGCACCATCATGTATCAATGCTAGGTGATGTAACTTATCCCCTAACCTCTCTCTTTGGTACAGTACAGCTTTAGCCATCATGAGGGCACCTGTACCTTGTATGGGTATATTACCAGCCCTGCGACTGATAGCCCCCTTATCCGCTTTACCTTTAGAGTTAGCCTCATTGGTGAAGATCTGCGCCCCCATAGGTAATGTGAGGTACCGTAAGTTTGTAGACACTGCCTCCTGCACACCTAACCACTTCTTAAGGCCCGAGAAGTTATTGAAGTATTCCTTCTGGAACCCTTCTGCTTCCTTTTGTGATACACCTAAATCTTCTGCTATAGATACAGCGCTGGCCCCATAGATAGTTAAGAAGTTAAGAACCTTACCCTTACTACGTGGGCTCTTACCATCGGGTCCCTTAATCTCTGAGGCTGCTAGGACTTCCCAGGGGGGTAAATCATTTAGGTATGAGTAAGTGGTTATACTCTTAGTAGCTATGAGGTGTAAGTCTGTGTCAGGGTTCTTGTACATCTCACCTGTATCTGGATGTTCAAGGTATGGTACATCCCTCTTCAATATGAATGTATTGAGCATGCGTTCATCCCCCGATATAGCAGCGGCTATACATAACTCCTGCCCCGCAAAGTCTAAGTCTAATATTACTTTCCCAGGCTTAGCCCTCACACACCCTTGCAATGTTAACTTGCAACCACTGGGTAATGAGACAGCCTTACCACTCATCTGCTGTATGGATATCTTATTGATGGTATCTTTATCAGATGAGTTAGACATCCTCCCTGTTGATGTACCTATTATATTAGTCTGACTATGTACACACCCAGTGGTAGGGTTAGCAGACCTCTTATACTTATCAATATCCCCTAGTAGTTTGTGGTACATATTGTACTGCAACAACGTACCAATTATGGGGAGTATCCCGTGAGGTTTGAGGCTCTCTTCCTTCAAGTCTTCTAACTCTACACCATGCTCTTTAATAGCCTTATTGATGTACTTCAGTAACCCCGCATTGTGGTTCAGTAGTCTACTACTCTTAGGTGTGGGTACAGTACTAGTCCCTATACTGCCATTGGGAAGTACACTGATACTAGAGAACACCTCTAATCCCAGCATCTCACATAGGCCGAGGGTACTAGAACTTACATGCCCCCTCACTGCATCTCCTAGTTCTGATAGGAGGTCAGTATCTAGTAGTAGACCATGTAACTCCATATCCCCTACTATGGGTACTAAGTCCTGTCTTAGGTCCCATACTTCCTGCATACCCAACTTATCACTCTGCCACTTGAGCATGCTATAGCCTTTGAGTAACATCGAGGAGTATGATTCAGTACGTGGTGCACCAACATCGAGGGCGGCGTACTCTAATTGTGCATCAGTCAGTACATCTGCCCCCCAATTAGATGCCTGCAATTCCTTACTAATACGTACGGATAGTAGATCCCTACATAGAGATAGGTATGAAAACCCGCGCTGCACACCAGACTTATACCCACTAGCTAAGGCGATGGATTGCATGGCAACCTTACTACATCTCAACTTATTTAGGTTAGTACCCAAAGATACCTTGACCTGCTTGTAATCGTAGGTCGCATTATGTGCGACCAGACTCTTACCCCCTAAGATATCCATGATACATGTGCCCCCAATGACAGGCATGTGCGGGTCTACCTTATAGGTGTCTATCAGAATGGGGATATCATTAGGGAATCCTACCTGTATTAACCGCACCTTGCATGCGTAAGGGTCTGTATATACACCACCCGGTAAGGTCACTGTAGTCTCCGTATCGAAAGCTAACATGTCATATTCCCTGGATAGGATATGTGCTGCCTCTATTAAGGAGTTGCTATTATCTACGACATTGAAGTCGCATACCTTACCTTGTACGTGTCTCATGAGGTCACCTCCCCATTAGGGTCGATACCTTGATACCCCTGTAGCATACTAATTACTGCATCCCGTGATGAGTACTTATTAGAAGGGGTGTCAACTGCGTTAACGTTATTAGTACCTACCACATACTCTTCCAAGGGAAAGTCATATGTCTGCGATACATCAGTATGTACGGTACCTAGAGGCTCTTGTACATTAGGTTGTGGGGCGTACCCTGTCTGTGGTGTGAATGGGCTCCATTGTTCCCCCTGTATGGGTGCGGGTACTGGTAGTAGACTACTCAATGCCTTAGCAATATTAGGATTAAGACTGAGATACTTCCTGAACTTCTCCATATCGAGCATGAGCTCTACGTAGCGGGAGATAATGGCCGGTACATTACCACTATCAATCAGAGCATCAACTGTTATGGGTGTAATTGTCTTCTTCTGTGTCATAGCTATCCTTAGTTACTGTCTATTGGTGTTATCAGTTTCAGTACCTCCAGGTACACCTTACCAGTACATTCAGCATCATGTAGTGCATTATGTATTGTACCTCTCTCCATACCAAAGTACTCTAATGCTCTCTGTGAGGATGAGATATCCCTAGGTAATATACCCGTGAGGTACATTGTGTACAGGATTGAGGGCACATCTATAGTACGGTAATTGAATGGTAACTTTAAGCGGTGCTCAGGTGTTAACCGTACCAGCCTCTGTAGGAATCCCATATCGAAGCTTACGTTATGGCCTACGGGGCGTGGCACCTTACACAGTTCCCAGCAGTAATCACATATACGCTTCAGGGCATCAATGGGTGCTAACCCCTGACTATCAATTACATCTAAGTCTAGGCCATTAACCTTCATAGCTTCCGGTGTAGTGATTATATTGGGTTCCTTCACGAGGAAGTACAGTGGGTTGTAGATAGTCTTAGCTACAGTATCTAATGTCCACATGCCTACTGATAGCAATGAATGTTCTCTACTATCCAAACCACCTGTTTCTGTATCAAGGACGATTAATAGTGCCACGGAGTACCCCATATATTTCATAGATTGTATCCTTTGTCAGCGCCTGTCTCAGCGAGTTAAGGCCTTGCCTATTATCCTCCCCATACTGATACCAACTACCTTTCTGTTCTATCACACCCTTCTTAACGGCCATCAGTAGTACATCCTGTGTACAATCTAATCCATCACAGAAGGGGACTGTTCTCACTCCTTGGCAGGGCCCGACTTTACTCTTAATGATATTCACATCTACGTTGAGGGTGGTACCTAATCGTTTAGAGGCCGGCCCTAACTCCAGTACTAAGTCTGCATACTTCACATATGATAAACCCCCCGGTGGCAGTAAGGTACCATGTTTAGATTGTCTAACCTGATTGGTTATGAGTAATGTAGTACCACTACCTGATAACATACTGACCACCTTCTTCATAGTAGATTGTAGTGACCTAGCCAATGTCCCTGATAGACATGTTAGGTCATCCACAACTATGATAGGTGTAGTACCTATGAAGGGTATGAGTGTCTGTTGTAGTAATACATTAACGCTATCTGCCCCCACGTTGGGGGTATCTACGACCTCACTCAAGAAGGGTCGTAGCCATACGGCACTCCCGAGGGTGATGTCAGCGTCTCCACCCAATAGGTGTGGGTTTATAACTACCATATCCTCAGACCCTTCTTGTAGGGCGTACTTATGGCATAAACTACTGCCTGCATCTATCCACACACCGCCCCCCATAGCACGGGCCATGTTTAGGGCGAGTGTGGTCTTACCGAGACCGGCCCCACCATAGATGTATATTAATGATTCATGCGGTACACCGCCCCCGCACAGTGCGTCCAGTGTGGGGCAGCCGATAGGGCTATATATTCGGGGCATAGTATTGGTAATGAGTAAGTACGTGTTGATTGAGACACTTTATATACACTAAGTAAAGTCTTATACTCAAGGTGTATATCTTGTAGACCTGTGGCTAAGTGCTAATGACCTCTTATACTGTAGGTTTAGTGTCGGGTAAGGTAAGTCTAGTACAACTACTGCTTGTACCTTATCTATGATGTACATATGTGCCTTTGTACCTATACCCTCACCAGGTTCATCTCTTACGTAATACATACCGTCTGCATTATTGAGGAGTGAGTTATAGGTATCTGTACTCTTCTTAGTGTTAGTAAATGGTCTGGCGATGCAATAAGGTATACCGGCTTCCATTAATGCAGTGCCCCATGCAATGCTCCACCTACCCTCCGCATCACAGTACCCATAGCTAGGTTCTAATACACGTACTAGGTCTTCAGCTAATGCAGATAGTAGTCGAGTATCAATATCTATAAGGGCCGGCCCTATGCTCATAAGTACTAGCCCTTTACTATTCACTACAACCTAACCTTTCTTCTTGGTACTTACCCCATAAGTTAATTATAGGGACTGTTGCAGTACTGCACATTTGTTCTACACGGTTAGGGACTGTATTACTCGGGCCCATCATTACAGCCAGGGCCTCTACATTATTAGATAGGTAGTTATAGTATTCTAACCATACCTCCTCACTGATATATCTATCGCGTACTTCATCTCTAATGTATACTACTTCATTAGCCCCATCAATTAACTTATTTAGTGAGTGTAGGTCACACCTACTCCAACTACTGCCTACACCCGGCCATAACTGTATTAAAGTGTACGGTACATTAGCTTCTAATAACATAGTACCCCATACACCATCCCAGTCTAAACCACCCATGCAATACGCATGCCTCGGTTCTAATTCATTAATTACATTAAGGGCTACCTCACGCATAGATCTGTAGCATGGGTGCCTCAAGCGTGTTGATGTACTATACAAATACACCATACCTGTATTGATATTATTCATCATGTACTAATGCCTCAAAGGTCTCTATGCTCATGGTAACGGTACTCATACCACTAACTTTATCCTCTACTATGATTAACTTATTACCTTGCTCTACTGCCTTCTGGTACTCGGCCTTAGTAGGTAATACACTGCCCCCTTTCAGTCTGACCTTGTACTCAGCCCTATAGCCTCTTATGGTGCCATCATAACTCTGTGAGGTCACATTATGGGTACCATTGAGCCTAGTGAATATCTCTCTCTCAGCGGCAGTACCTAAGCGTTGTGCACGTCTACCATCCCTTTTAAGTCTAGCGCTATCCTTGACAGTCCCGACTGGCTTGATAGGGTACGGCCCTATATCCTGTATGGGGGAGTATAAAGGTATATCCCCACCATGTACAGTACAGAAAGGGCACAATAAGTTATTGGTACAGTTATTGTAATACTCAGTGGGGCATACATTCATGACATCTATTTACCTTGATGAGGTCTCATATACACGCCCCATAACCACGCAGGGCCCGGCATGTGGCGGTATATCTACACGGTGGTCATTTGGTATGGAGGTAGGGAGGGGCACAGGTTCAGGCGTATGTAGTACTAATGAGAAGATTAGTAGTCTGTTATATAGGGGTGGGGGTACATTCCGTAATGTGGATACACCTACTATATGGCTCGATAAGGGGGCGCAGAGGACATTAGATGTAGGTGGGTATGGATTCCTCTATGTGCGTGTGACCTGCGGGTGCAAGGTACTAGTGGATATAGGGTGCGGTATTAAGGAGATGTCCTTATTGATTATGGAGGGTGAGCTACCCGATGTACTGACAATAACCAATGGTGTACTAAGGGATGTCGAGGTAGAGATAGGGGTGCTGAGAGATGCCGTGTGATTAGATATTACTTCTCACGTAAGAGGTATGTATTACTAATGCACTTGAAGCTATACGGAGATACATTATCCTCTTGACTCATACACTTGAATACTATCCCCTCAGCTACTGGGTGGTTTATACTGGGCCTCTCTACATACGCCAGCATATCTTGTATAGTGATACACCTTAGCTCTCCTAGAGTACCAACATCTAGGAGTGGTACTGACTGTAATCCCATGTGCGAGATAATCTCGTCACGTGCACCCTTCTTTAGGTAACATTGACTATCTATATCCCACACGTCATACACGTAGTACTTGAAGGTATGGAACCCCTCTCTATTACCCTGTATCTTATTGCCCATCAACTCCCCTTGTATAGCTATATTACCGTGCTGTGGTAATAATTCAGGTATGTGTAACTTATGGAACATATCAACAAAGGTATTGCCTAGTTGATCAGTCTTTAAGTTTACACTACGACTACACACACCAACCTCACCATCTTTATGGAAGAAGGTACAGCTAGAGCCATCTAATTTAAGGGTAGCTTCCCAGGTGTGCGCGAGGTACTCACTAGAGAATACCTTACTCATTATATTCTGCACCCTCTCTTGGTCAGTCTTAGGTATATAACTGGGGAAGTTACCACGCACCTGCCCCGCTAAGTTAGCTGCGACAGGCGGCTCCCATTTAACTATACCCAATATATCAGTTACATCTTGGCCCACGCTCAATGATCGACTAATGGTGTCTAAGGTCAGTAGTAACCCCTGACTTACTTGTTTACGTAAGCGGAGCGTACGTAACCTAAACCCCTCGCCATTGGGTGTCTGCAACCAATCTCTCTGTATGTAGCACCCCTTCCTCAAGAACTCATAGTTAGCGGAGATGGGTAATACAGTATCTATCTCACAGTATATGCAGAGATCACCTGCCTTAAATGAATCCTTCTTAATGACGCACTGCCACCCATCTACTACCGCTAGTTCTATGAGGTCGGCCCCCTCTATGGGTAGTACTTGTGCCACACGTCTTACTGTTGCTAACTTACGCATTATAGCTCCATATATCTCATAGTAATATGGTGTACCCAACACACACACTAACTCTGGCACATGATCTGACCCTTGAACGGCCGTGGGTGACTGTCTACTATAGTCTAATGCTATATATATGGCTATGTGCACTAGATAACGTATGAAGGTATTGTATGCGTCTATGTCTAGTATGTAATTCCTCTGGTAGTCATACCCACCCGCTGCTACAAAGAAGAAGGCAGCGGTACTGTCTACTAATACGCATGATACCTACGGCTATCTATGGGGATCATAGAGTGCACCACTACCTTAATAGATGGGTGCGTAGCATTCATGAGTAACCCTGAACATTGTAAGTGAGTGAGGCCCCAATCTCTGTGATCCCCTAAGTACTCTTCTATAGCACTGAAAGGTAGTCGCTCTAAGTTATCTGTAATCTATACTACCTGATCCTTGATGTCATTGTAGTTCATGTCTATTTATCCTTAGCTAATACTTGTAGTTCCCTGATGACTAATATGGTTAAGGGCCGGCCCCATTCAGACCTATTACTGTAATCAATGAGTATGAGATTAACCCAATCAATAGTGGGTACATCATCTAATAAGAGTACGACACTATCCCAATCTCTACCAGTCTGTGTACCACGTATAGCTATCCATAATTGGGGGTGCGTACAGTACCCGCATAGGGAGAGTGCTATGGTTTGTGCTAATTGGGTGAGATGTCTCCTAGTACGCATACCAGGGCCATTGAGGTACTTACTGACTGTCACTACAGGTAAGGGGGCGCTCCTTATAGAGACACCCCTCGCGCATAGTAGTAAGTGTTTACTAAGGCGTAGCATTATTATTACTACTGAACAGACCTCTGATACCTTGTAAGCGCATTACTTCAGGTAACCCTTCCTTCAGTAAAGAGATGAGTTCACTCTTATCAGCCTTAGCTAGGCCTGATATGATATGCCCTAAGTCAGTGGGGTCACATATAGACATGACAGGCCGCAACCACTCAGGTACAGATTGATCAGGTGTAGCCTTCTGCGTGTATGTCTGTATATGTAATGCAACCTGTAAGGTATACCCCATGAGTAGTTCACGCGGTAAGTCAGTCAATGACTCTGTGAACTTCATCAGCGCTATCCTCTGCTCTAGAGTGAGAAGGCGCGTGATAGGTACTTCACCATCCTGTACGGAGGTCATATCCATAGCAGTGACCTTATCTAGTGCGGCCTGTACATCTTCCATAGTGGGGCTGAATACAGCAGCGGGTAATGGTTTATTACCTATCACTGCCCCCTTCTCATCGGTAATAGGTGTACCATCCCTATTGACTAAGACATACTCTTGCCTACGTAGTGTCTGATATAGTGCGAACTCTACCTCACGGTTCTTACTATTGGTAGCGCGGGACCACGCAGAGGTAAGGTTATCTCTCTTATAAAGGTACTTCGGGCCTGTAGTATTACTAGCGGTCACTGTCAACCAAGCGACCTGTCTACATGTTAATTCTTGCATAACTTCTCCTGTGCCTCTAATGAGGCGTGTATTAAATGCTGTGTCCTAGTATATAGATCCTCCCTTGCCCAGGTACATACCATCTCCTCAACCTTATGGGCGAGGGCTTGCGATAGTCCCATAATTATCTCATCATCATTGAGGGGGGCGGAGGTTATATTAGTGCAGGTACTCTTCCCACTACAGTAGGACATCTGTATTAGGTCATGTACCTTATTCACACATTGGGGGGCGATAGGGTTATGGAAGTACACCCGAGTCCCACCACACTGCCCTGTGAGGGTGAAGGTCAGTCTATCCCTACACATATCGATGTGGAAGGTAATAGAGGTAGCATCTAGTAGGAGGCATAGGTACCTCTCAACACTTAACTGACATCCATCTAATTCATCCATGACATACACCTATTACATTACTAGTAAGGTATGGGTGCGGCCCATATACTATGTACTCATGTACTGCATCTATGATGCTGGACATCTATGATGTACTCTCTGCAACCAGTACGTCAGGGTATATAAAGTAAGTACTACCCGGTGATACTTGCCCCACCACTATAGCCTCTGATGTATACTCTATATCTGTCACAACCCAAGGGGGTATGATTATAGATGTAGGTGGTACATAAGTGGTAGGTGTTACGTGGAAGGGGCTCTCCCCATTAGGTAATAGTATATCTACTAACCACCCGCAAGGATCAGCGCAGCACCCGCATGTAGTGGCATGAGTCCACCCGCCTAACCGGCGCACTAAGTAATGTAGATCTTCGAGCATCCTCTTAGAGGTAACTAATATTTGTGCCACCCCCTTATCGGTAACTGAGCCACGGTAATCCATAACCCCTCTAAGGAATGCCAATCTCTCCCAGTACACAGCGTGTTGGTAATTAGAAGGTATGCACGCCCTAGACCATGGGACACCTAATATACCCACTGCCTCTAAGTCTAGGCTCAGTTCGGGTCTACCATCATATATGAGGTATGATGTGAAGCCATAGACACCCGCCATAGTTGCACCCTTCTGATTAGGTAGTTCACACCTCTTATGTGGGAGTGCCTCACGTGGCACCCTATCCACGTAATAGAATTGTGTATTATAGTTCTCTATGACCTCATAGTGCCCCCTTGAAGGGATAGGTATGGTTATACCGGCATCAGTGCTACAGCCCTTTGCTAGTAGTGCGCCCGCCCAGTAAGGTGGTACATCAATAGTATTCTCGTACTTGAAAGTAAAGGGGGGTAAGTGTGTGTACAACTTAACCCCAGTCCCCATACGTGGGTACCATAACGCTCCTCCGGGGAGTGTGAGCGACCCTGATGTAGTAATCAATGCTTGATTCACACCAATGGGAATGGTATAGGTATCAGTAGGTATAGGGCAGGGCACATCACAGCATGATTGTTTAGTAATGGGTGGCGACCTAGTGAGTGTGATAAGGTAACCAGGGCCGCTAGTAACTGAGGTAAACTTACCATCCCCTTGCGTTGACATAGCGCGTGTCCCCACATAAGGGTGTGGTGCTAGGCCATAAGGTGTGAGTACATTCTCTAAGATAGGCATATAGGTACCAATAAAGATACCCATAGGATAGTTGTCTCCTATGGGCACTCTGTATGGGGTATTACTAACTATCTTACAGGAGATCTACCGCCTCATTAGAGGGCACATCACACTCCTTTGTGGTACCGTGCGCCTGGCCCTGTGCACTACCTTCAGGGGTGACGAAGGTGAAGGTACCTTCGGGGAAGGATGCAATGACCACTTCCTGTGCCTGTTCATAACTATGTGCGAGGATGATAGGGTTCTGATCTCCACGGGGGAAGAAGGGGATGATGTAGCAATCAAGTGACAGTTCAGGGTTAACCCAGCGCATAATACCGGGTGCGCTATTAGCTGCCGCCAGTAAGGTATAGATATCATTACGCATGAAACAGTACGCGGGAGGTGTACCCTCTCCTGCTAAGCGGATAGCCTCATCATACACAATCTTAGTGATATCCATACCGGGGAGCATACGTTGCTCAGGCATAGCAATCTCTTGCTGGGCCCCTACCTCAGAGTTATCGATAGTGTCAGAAGTAATATCAATCAGGGATTCATTATCAGTCATAAAAACCTCGGTAAGTGGGAACCTCAGTGGCTCGAGCCCTGAGAGGGAAACAACGTGGGTGGGTTTAACCACCGTGAATCTTTCTGTATCCATTACCGCCTTGGAGTTGTTCGATTAGGTGTACTTTTGTACTGTACTCCCCAAGGGTCGTAGCCTACGGCACTTTCGATGGGACAATTACCATCTCAAACCTTACAACCCTGTACGCATAATGGTTGCCCTTGTGGGGCCTCTCCCTTGCGGGGTGATGTTAGCTTCGCCAATGTTATAGGGGCTTGTTAGGCTAGCAGCACTGTCTCAGTGACTTTAAGACTGTTTAACCACTAGCGATAGAGCGGAGAACTAGCTACGCATTCTCCGGTGTCATGACCCAAATAACGTAGTCAGTGAAGACTTAGCAACGCTAGGAGCGTAGCGACTTAAGCTGGTCAGAATAGCTTGTGAGTGATTACTCTAGCAAGCTCAGTGTCTTTAGACCTGAGTTCCTGACTGTTGGTAAGCCATGCGGTACAAAGGATGGTACTAGTATACCACACGCTTTGTAAGTTATGTACATGCTATTGTATATAGTATTGACCGTATGCTTACATGTTACTAGCGCATGGCGTACAGAATCCAGGTAGCACACATATACATAAACTGATGCGTACCTATGCCATCACAAGAGGAGGCCTATGCCCGACTACCCATTATATTATGTCTCTAGCTATGGGAAGCTAGGGTGCGCCCAATTAGATGCCAATACTGCGAACCTACGCCAGAGGTCTAATCATCTAGGGGTACAGGCAGCATCTACTATATACGATCTAAAGGCTAGCATACTAGCGTACCCAGAGGTCATGGCATTGATGACTGGGGATGCTTCACTACGCTCCCTAATAGATGCCCTACAACTAGAGGTTCTAGGTCCCACTGGGCACGTAGCGCAGGTCATTAATGCTCTCCGCATAGAGTTGCAATCAGATATAGCCGATGAGAGTGCACGTATAAATAACCTGATCAATCAGGTGAACTCACTGCAGGTGCAGGTGGCAGGCCATACTACGCAGATAGCGCAGCACACCTCACAGATCAATAACCTGACCACGAAGGTCAATGCGAATGATGCCGATAATGTGGCGCTATGGTCAGCCATAGGGGGCTCTACTGGGTTAAGTGGCCGTATGCTCCCAACATATACGGGGCCTGTACGATCTACCATGTTCACGCTATACATGGATAATACACGTAGACCTACACCTGATTATGTGTATTGGGGGCTGCCGCAGATGGTGGACTTTGGGTGGGTAAGGTACATGAATGCGGACTCTGGGTTAATAGACTTCGGTACATTAGCCAATTGCTTTGTGGGCTATAGTACACCATAGATTAGATAAACAGTATAGGGAGATTGATATGTCAGGAGTAACTCCGGGTAATGCTACCGTTACCCATCTAAGTTTCATTAAGGGTACATCGGCGGAATTAGCGGCAGTCAATGGCCAACCAGGTAATGCTTGGACTGTGGGTGAACCGGTATGGAATACCACTACCCATACCTTGTGGGTGGCTAAGTCAGCATCTGAGGTAGTGCCTATTGGACCATCAACGCAATTGCCATTGACTGATTACGTCCATAAGATCAATGCCAATACCATTAGTGGTGCGAACATATTCTTAGGGCAGACAGACTTGAAGGGGCCCACGTATCTAGGGGCGAAGCTCAATGGTCTGACCACTGATTACTTCCCTGCCATCTCCGATCAGAGTGGGGGTGGTACATTACTACCGTCTACTGATAATAGTACACGTCTGGCGACAACTGCGTGGGTGCAGCAGATGGTGACTAACTTACCTGGGGATCTAGCACGACGTGGTGCTCCTAATACATTCACACAAGCTAATGACTTCACTGGTACTGTAACTGTCCCCACTGTGGCAGCAGCCGGCCCCTACGATGGTAAGGTAGCCTCCACCCTATTTGTGCAGCAGTACATAACCCAATTGGGTGGGGTATGGGCTAAGTTAAATGGTAATAATGTATTCACTGCTGGTACCCACGACTTCACTGCCACAGCAGGACTTAGGGCGCCAACACCTGCTGGTACATGGGCGACAGCTACCACTACAGATGTAAATGTCCCGACCATTGGCTGGTTGAAGGCTAACCTCCCCACAGGAGCCAGTCTCTTAACCACGAATAATGTATGGCAGGGGAGTAATAGTTACTCACAAGTGCCTACGATAGGGCCTGCTATACCGGCCGCTGATAATAGTAATAAGGTGCCCACGACATCATGGGTACAGCAATCTATCGCACAGGCTGTAGCATCAGCTATATCCAGTGGTGTACCAGTTCTCAGTAAGAGCTTAGTCAGTCCATCTACACTCGACTGGACTGCAGGGTCTGTGGTAATTAATGGTAGTTCAGTTATAGTGACTGCCGGTAGTTATACATATACGACACCGGGTACTTACTATGTGAAGGTCAATGCTACAGGTGTTGTAAGTCCTAACTCAACTACCCCAGCCTTAGCTGCCGGGGAGTACCTCATGGGGACTGTGGGTGTAGTAGCAGTAGGTAGTGGTGTAGAGATATCGACGGTAGTGAATACCCCCGCCCCCATCAATTACGCGGTACGTAATGCAGCCAATACCTTCACACAAGCTAATACATTCAGTGGTGATGTAGCCATTAGACCAGCAGGCTTAGTAGTGGCAGGTGGGTTACCGGCCTTCACCGCCAGTAATGTGGGTCTGGAGTTCAATAGTATCCCACGTGGTAACTATGGCCTCGTAGGTATCAATGAGAATAATAAGTCACTGGCCACTACGGAGTGGGTGACTAGTAAGTTAGCTGGTGCAGGGGGTGGGTTCTTCGAGCAGGCAACCAATGGTGACATTAGGTTAAAGGCCAGCGTCACAGGGTGCTTAGACCTGACTGCAGATTGCTTGAAGGCACCGCACCCTGCCGCCAATGATAATAGTAATTTAGTACCAACTACGGCATGGGTACAGGCGTATGTGAGCGGGATACCTATCGCCCCCCAATTGAGTCCTGGTACGGGCTTGAATATCAATTACACTAGTGGGTTAGTTAAGACACCTGTTAGTAGTCCATGTAGCGGTACTAGCTGTATTAATGGGGAGTGTGTAATACCATCTGGCAGTATCCCCATTAACACTACTACCAGGTACGTGTACACCCGCTACTCAGACTGTGCAATGATTGCCAGTGATAGTTCACTACCAGCTAATCAGTACCACTTCCTAGGGGATGTGACGGTCACTGGTTCTAGTCCTAACTGGACGGTAACTATAGTCAATGCCCCTACAGGTAACTGGGCGCCTATCAATAGCCCTAACTTTGTGGGTACGCCTACAGCCCCTAACCCACCAGTAGGTGATGATGATAATAGCTTAGCTACTACGGCATGGGTCAATAATGCGGTCGAGGCCTTCGTATGCCCCGCCCCATTGGGTAATAGGCCACGGGTAACTGATGCAGGGGGATTGAATATCAATGTCACTGCAGGGCAGATCATATCCCCAGGGGCTGCAGTACCCGATTGTGATATTACCCCTTTACCTAATCCTGTAGCGGTCAATGGTGGACAGACTGAGTACATCTGGATACGGTACGTTGACTGTAAGGTAGTAGCATCTACATTCAGACCGCAAGTAGATCATGGGGACGTCATTGGCATAGTCGTCAGTAGTATTGATGACATCATCTCGATCACACAAGTAGGGGCGGCAGTGGGTTCCATGAGCACATGTCTGACAGGTCACTACGGTGTGGGGTTCGGTGGGTACTTAGTGTACATCCCATAGAGTATGTGCATGCCATACATCTCAATAGGAGGTGTATGGTTCTTAGTAGTAATGAATAGTAGGAGATTACATAATGTATTTATTCAGTGGGGCGAGTAATATCCTAGCCCTGACGGGGGCGGGCACAGTACATAAGTTCCAGACCACTACCTTGGAAGCAGATCACCCCCCTATGAGTGATGCGTCTAATAAGGTGGCTACTACTGGGTGGGTGACCTCTCTAATTACTGGTACGCCTATGTGGCCTACTGTCAGTAAATGGGGTGTTGACCCTACCTTAGCTATCACAGTATCTAGTGGTACCGTAACCATCCCATCAGGAGGAGCATGTAATATATCAGTATCTACATCCCCAATAGCTGTCAATGCGTCATCTACGGAGCATGTATGGGTACGTTACTCAGATTGCCAGGTAGTAGTGAGTACACTGCCTGTTGATCCAGCGTACGGGGTATTGATTGCATATGTGTATACTAATGCCACGACTATCTACGAGATAGTTAACATGGCATCCTTTGGGGGGTATGCGTCCAATGTATCCCCATTCCTGCAAGGTGATCCAAAAGTACCGCACCCACCTGTAGGGGATAATGATAACTCTATCCCCAGTACGAAGTGGGTAAATGATGCCATCCTTAACTTCATGTCCAATGGTACTACCTTAGCCGGCCTACCACAAGTAGTAGATAAGGGTGGTTTGAAGGTTAATGTGACTACTGGCACAGTACCTAAGCCAGGCTCTAACCCTTGTGCTATTAGCCCATTACCCACTGATCTAGCAGTCAATGCGTCATCTACAGAGTACATATGGGTACGGTACTCAGACTGTCAGGTAGTGGCATCCACAGCCAACCCTAATCCTACACTAGGTAGATTGTTGGCTACTGTCATCACTAGCCCTACTGCTATTATCTCCATCACACAAGCTACAACCAATAACTCCGGTAATACTTGGATGACAGGTAGTTATGGGGTAGGGTTTGGTGGCTACTTAATCTATCAACCTACAGAGGTGACACCATGACTTCATCATTCAAGAGCGGCAGTGATCTCCTAACAGCAGTACCTGGTCAGATATACTCCTTTGAGGGGGCTACCTTAAAGGTCACTACACCACCATCTAGTACAAGCGATAAGACTGTAGCGAATACGGAGTGGGTTAAAGGGTTATTAGGTATTGTACCTAGCGCACCTGTAATATTAGATGGGGGTGGGTTAAACATCACCTATACCAGCGGTACAGTAACTAATCCCTCAACTAGTACACCTATATATGTAACAGGTACCACACTCCCATTAGCGGTGGGCGCTAACTCAGTGGAGTACATTTGGGTACGTTACTTAGATGGGGCGGTAGTTGCTTCTACTGTCAGTCCCAATAATAATCAGGGGTACTTACTATCTAGCGTCACTACCAATAGTACTAATATTGTGAGTATTAGTAGTAATAGTAATGCTACAGGTTGGGCTCCTATATTCAGCCCATCGTTTGCAGGGGTGCCTACAGTACCGACCCCTTCACTAACTGATAATAGTAATAAGGTACCTACTACCTCGTGGGTGCGTAGTGTAGTGCAATCTACATTAGCAGGGTCAGACTTCCCTACTTTATCTATTACCAATGCAGGGACGGGTATCCTATGGTCTGATGGGACGGTCACAGTATCTGGTGCACAGTACCCAGTAGTCAGTGGTCAATATACCTTTACCAGTTCTAGTAATGGTATCCTATCAATCTACGCTGTAGTGGTAGGTAATGCGACCATTGTAGTAGTATCATCTACAGCACCTACTGGACCTAACGCATTACTGGGGACTGTATCAGTCAATGCAGGCAGTGTAGGGCAGGTAAACTTACCGACTACTACAGGATTCGCACCCATTGCTAGCCCTGTCTTCACGGGTAATCCACAGGCCCCCACCCCTTCTATAAATGATAGTAGTAAATCTATACCTACTACTGAGTGGGTAAACACGAAGGGGTTTGCACCTATTGCCAGTCCTGTCTTCACAGGCAATCCACAGGCCCCCACCCCTCTTGTAAATGATAGGGATAAGTCTATACCCACTACGGAGTGGGTAGTAGATATGGTAACTACAAAGATGGTAGTAGGGTTTGGAGGGTACGTCACATACGTCCCATAAGCAGGTAGAGGGGGTGTCTAATGCCCCCACAAGGAATATATATTCACAAGTATAGTAGAAGGCTTACATAGACTATGGCAATACTGACTGTCACAAGTGTACAGGATAGTGGGGCGGGTACATTAAGGCAAGCACTAAATAATGCCATAGCGGGGGACACTATATCCTTCTCCCCATCCCTATCCTCACAGACAATAACACTATCATCTACATTATCTATTACTAAGAGTGTGACCATAGATGGTGTATTAGCTACCCCTATAGCTATCAGTGGCGGTAACTCTGTACGCATTATAAAGTTACTAGGCACACCAATAGTCAATATAAAGAACTTAACCCTAAGTGATGGGAGAGCTACAGGTGTCGATGAGGTAGGGGCAGGGGGCGCTATCTTAGGGAGTATGGGTAGTCAGATACACCTGCAATCGGTGCAGGTACTAGATAATATAGCAGAGGATGGGGGCGGTATATACACAGGGTTCCAGAGTAATAATACAATCAGTGATTGTGTACTCCAAGGTAATGTAGCTACTAGAACTACTGGTGAAAGGTCAGGGGGGGCTATAGCTACTAAGAGTGGGGGCAGTTTGACAGTTACTAGATCTCAGTTCATTAATAATAGTGGGGGCTTAGGGGGTGCCATTAATAACCTCCTCGGTACACTCGATGTAGACCTCTGTGAATTTAGAGGTAATGTAGCTGGTCACGTAGGGGGTGCCATATATGTAGATGGTGCTAATACGTCTGGTGTAAACTATGCACCCGGTACCACTAGGGGTGATATAAATGTACGTAATAGTATATTCGATAATAATAGCTGTACTGATGAAGGTGGAGCTGCATTCCTCTTCGGGTACTATAATGATCAGATATTATTAGAGAGTAGTACCTTCACCAATAATAGATCCACGGGGACAGGCACTAATAGTGGCTCAGGGGGTGGGGTTAGATTAGGTAATGCGGCTTTAAGTACTATCAATAGGTGTACCTTCTCCAGCAATACTGCCAATGATCATGGGGGTGGGCTATGGGTTGGGGAAGATGGTAATCTCAATATAATCAATAGTACCTTCTCCGGTAACTCTACTAGAAACTTAGGGGGGGCTATATACATAGGCTCTAACTCTACTAGTGTGTGTAATATATCTAGTACTACTATCGCCAATAATCATGCGGGTGATTATGCGGGTGCTATTGCCCTCATAGGATTACCTACAAAGGCAGCCGTCACCACGAAGAACTCCATATACTCTAATAACACTTCTGGGAACCCATACGATGTGGCATACCATGTATTCGGGAACCTATTAGATGGTGGTAATAATATACAGTACCCTGATAGAAGTAACCCCTCAGACCCTAATGATAATAATGTGACCGCTACCGCCACCATTGTAAACCCACTACTGGGGGCGCTACAGATTGTCAATGGTTACCTAGTACGACCACTACTACCCAATAGTCCTGCTAAGGATGCTGGTAATAATATAGGGGCCCCTACCATAGATCAAACTGGTAGGGTACGATTACGTGGTGGTAATACTATTGTAGATGCAGGCGCGTATGAGTTCTGTATGCCACTACTTGAGGTATTAGATGGCGCTACTGCCATTGCCGGTAATACCACTATCTCATTAGGGACTACTACAGAGGGTGCACCTATTACTAAAGCCCTAAACATTAAGAATCTAGGGGATGCAGTACTAATTATAGATACTATCACCATCCCTACTGGTTATGTAGTGGTAGGTACTACCCCATTAACAGTGCCTGCATTATCACAAGTTACATTACAGGTACAATTAGTAGCTACCACTGCTGGTACATATACAGGTCAATTATCATTCACTAGTAATGATGTATTGAATAGCCCCTATAACTTTAATATAGAGGGTGTAGTAGAACCAACACCAGTACCAACGCCTACTCCGGCACCAGTACCGACACCTACTCCAGCGCCAGTACCTACGCCTACACCAGCGCCAGTACCTACGCCTACTCCAGCGCCAGTACCTACGCCTACTCCAGCACCAGTACCAACGCCTACTCCAGCGCCAGTACCAACGCCTACTCCAGCGCCAGTACCAACGCCTACTCCAGC